GAAACGACGAGGAGGGAGCAAGCGTCAGTTTGTTTCTAATACGGCGGCAGGTCGTGTAACGAATAGTTGATATGGCGAATAAGAGCAAGATGAAATGTAACAGCCCTACTCGGTCGGACCGAGCGGGCAAGAAGATGATGGTCAAGGCTTGCTCTGGAGGGCAGGAGAGGCTCATCCACTTCGGCGCTAAGGGTTACGGTCATAACTACTCTGCTGCTGCTCGTAAGAGCTTTAAGGCTCGCCATAAGTGCGGTACCGCCACGAATAAACTAACGGCTAGGTACTGGGCTTGTAAAAAGCTCTGGGCTGGGAAGGGTGGTTCTAAGAAGAGCTCTCCTTCTAGCCGCAAAGGAAAATATTAAATATATAAGATATGAGTGGTAAAGGAAAAAAGGGTACAAAAAGTGGTCAAAGAAATGTTCGAGTAAGAAAAATTGGTCCTGTCACTACGACTCGTTCGACTAGTACTGACGGGGACACCAAGTATACTCAGCGCGTCACTAAAGGTTTAGGTGGCTCTCGCAGGGTAAAGACCGTTAAAAAGACAAAAGGTCAAAAACGAAATGTTAGCGTCAGTGGTTTTAGCGGTCGTCGCCGCCGATAACAAACACGCGAAAGATTAGTACATTTGTAAAAACAGAATTAATGCCCTCACGTTCTCGTCCTTCAAAAGGTTTTGGCGATACAGTAGAGAAATTTACTAGAGCCACAGGTATTAAGCAGGTAGTGGAGAAGGTCTCCGAGGCTACAGGCACCGATTGTGGCTGCGGCCAACGCCGTGACACGTTAAACAGAATTTTCCCATACGATAAATAATTATGGCATATCAAAAATTACAGGTAGGTTTAGGCTTAGAGGTCATCCCTACTGACGGCTCAGACATACCTAATCCCGCTGGACCTACTACTACAGGTATAGGGACGGTTGGCACTGCTGTTTCTGGAACTACATTGACTTTAGTTGACTCTAGCGCCGACTTTATAGCTAATGGAATCAAGCAGGGGATGGTTATTTACAACACGGCAGATGTCTTGGTAGGTGTAGTCGTGTCCATCACAAATGCAACTACTTTAACGGCGGCAGTAAATAATAACGCCTCCTGGACCGCAACAAGCGCTTACACCATATACCACGAGACAACTGACGGTTGTGTCCTTTATGTGGGCGGCCTTCAATCCACGACCGACCCCGAAGGAGTAGACTTAAGTATTGTTACCTCATCGGGTTCTGAAGTTCTTATGGAAAACCTTTTACCTGGGTCTTTTCTTCCTATTCAAGTACGTAGGGTAAAAGAAACTGGCACGGATACAGGCAGCACCGCTCCATATGTAAAAGTTGTAGCATTCTGGTGATATGAGCGGAACAATCATAGGTATAGCAAATGCGTTTGGGTCTTCTTTAACGCCAGGCACAGCAGGACAAGGTCAGGGCCCCACACCGACTCCAGGCGCTGACCCTATGACTTTTTCCGTTACCCCGTATAACAGCGGTGGGACTTCAACACCGTCTGGTCAATACCAGTTGGGTCTTTATTCTACGGGAACTTATAACTTTACTGTTAACTGGGGCGATGGAAGTTCAGATGATGTAATCACATCGTATAACCAACCAGAGGCGACGCACGATTACGGAACGGTGACGCCTGCTGATAGGTTTTTAATTACGATAACCCCGAATACTGCATTTGCATCTTCTTCGTTTGACCACTGGTTTTTTGGAAACCGAACGCAGGGTGATGGCCTAAAAGTAACAGGCATTAATCTTTATGGGGGCGTACAGTTTTATGCTAATGAAGATATTTTCTATGGTTGCGAGGGTCTTACTACGGTAAATACATCTATAAACAACATACCTACGTTTGTCAATAAAGATATTATTGATTCTTTTTTCTTTAAATGTACGAACCTGTCCGTTTCGTTTACACTATCTTATTGGGTTGGGCCATTTACTGGAACTGCTATTGATTTTAACGGAGGCACCGAGGTGGGCCTTATTCCCTCAGGGTCATCAAACGGTTATTTTGATTTTGATTTTGCTCCTACCAGCTTACTTCGTGCATTTGAAAACCAAGCTAGCTTTAATAACCAGTCTTTAAATAATTGGGATGTAAGCGGGTCAAATGATTTCTCAAGCGCTTTTGAAAAGTGCCTTCGATTCAACCGACCGCTTCCTTGGACATTTCAAACGGGTAGCCCTATCCTGGCTACCAATATGTTTAAAAATGCAGTTGACTTCAACCAAGATATTACCGCTTGGGATACATCTGCATTTACCCATATGGACGGTATGTTTGCGCGTACACTTTCTATTGGTGGACCTGTACTAGCCTCTAGCTTTAACCAGCCCATTGGGTCTTGGAATACAAATTCTGTACAGGACGCGTCGGCTATGTTTTTTAACGCTGAAGTGTTCAATCAGGATTTGACGAATTGGTTTAGTACGGGGGCTTTGGGGTCTTCAAGCGGTGGCATTGGAAGTATGTTCGCAGGGGCCTCTAACTTTAATGGGCAAGTTCTCAATTGGGACACAAGCAATATTACCTTGTTTAATTTTGTTTTCAATAGAGCCTCTGCATTTAACCAAGACTTAAGTAGTTGGGACACGTCATCAGGGGTAGCTTTTGTTAGCACTTTTAATGACGCAACTTCTTTTAATCAAGACCTTTCCAGTTGGGATGTTTCTATGGGATTGTTTTTTGATGAGATGTTTAAGGGTGCTACTTCGTTTTTAGGAACTGGAATTGACAGTTGGAATACCGCATCTGCTTCTTCTTTTTCGAGTATGTTTAATGGAGCTTCGGCTTTCAACCAAAACTTATATAGCTGGGATATATCTAATCTATCGAACGCTTCCGATATGTTAACTGGAACGGCTATCAGTAATGATAACTGGGACAGTTTGTTGATTGGTTGGGGTTACGCACAACAAGCCAACTTAAACAACAACGTAACCCTTAGCGATGTCCCTGCTCAACACGGCCCAGGATTTGTAAATGCGATTTTTGATAAGCTAACGGATAGTGTAGCAAATGGAGGTTATGGATGGACGATTCTTGACCAAGGGCAATCTGCCTTACCGCCACCGCCCCTTGAATTTACCATTGACACCACGGCTACAGAGGCGGGTAGTAGCGCTAATGACCAGTATCGCTTACCGTTGATGTCAACGGGTACATATAACTTTTATGTAGACTGGGGCGACGGAACTATAGGCGACCAAATTACTAGCTGGAACCAAGCGGAAGCTACGCATACTTATGCAACGGCGGGGACATATATCGTTCAAATTCTAGCTACCGCTCGCGTGGGGCAAACTCCATCTGTAGACCATATAAGCTGGGCCTCTCAGGACGGAACGACGTTAACTGCTGCTAATGATAGGCTTAAGGTACAGGGTATTGCGAAGTGGGGCAGCGCTCAGGTATACTTAAATGAGTATGTATTTACTAGGTGCTCTAATTTAGACATCACCACTACCGCCCTTCCAAACTTTGGAAGTAAGGTCTTGAGGACTTCTGCTTTTGAAAACTGCGATAGTTTAAGTGGTAACCTAAGCGGTTGGGGCACTGTGTTATCTCCGATAACGGGTTTTGGGGCGCTTTTTTATAAAGATGCTGCATCTTCTAATCCCAACTTCAACTTTGTTTTTCAGGTGGGTGCTGGTGTCCTGACGCAAGCGTTTAATTATTCTACGGACTTCAATAATCCTTTAGACAACTGGGATGTTTCTAATGCGAGGGGTTTTACGGGAATGTTTAGTTCTGCAACTTCTTTTAACCAAGATATTAGCGGTTGGGATACGGGCAATTCGGGTGCTTTCAACAGTATGTTTAATGGAGCTTCGGCCTTCAACCAAAACATTAGCTCTTGGAATGTTGCTAACGTAACTACGTTTAGCCAAATGTTTCAAGGCGCCACTTTATTTAATCAACCTGTAGGGGCTTGGACGACTACGTCTTTAACGAATTTGTTTTCAACGTTTAAGAACGCTGCTGCGTTTGACCAAGATTTAGCGAACTGGGACGTAAGCGGGGTTACTACTGCTGTCGATATGCTTACTGGCAGCAACATAAGTGCTGCTAACTGGGACGCTTTGCTTATTGGCTGGGCGGCTCAAGGGACTGGCGCTGGCTCTTTACAGGCGAACGTAACGCTTTCGAATATCAACCAGCTCCACGGCTCGGTAGACTCGGCGGCTACTGCTGCTTATAATAAGTTGACGGCTTCTCCATACAACTGGACTATTGTCGATTTGGGTGGCGCTCCTGTAGGGAACTTACTTTTGGACACTAGTTACGGTAGCGGAGCTGAGGCTGCATACTCGGTCCGTAAGCTGCGCACCGCGTATACGGGGCCTGCTATGAAGGTCCAGGACACCGTAGGAGGTGCTACGCAGGACATTTACTTCGATGCCAACAACAACCTTGACGAAGCTGCTATTATCTCTTATGGAGGCTCTAACGACGTTTTCGTAGAGACCTGGTACGACCAGTCAATCAACGGCAATGATGCTAGACAGGGTACGTCTGCACGTCGTCCTAAGATTTACGACGGTACAACTGGCGCGTTGGTGAAGCGAAAAGGGCGAATTGCTCTTGATTTTTTAGGCACTGCCGACATCCCTTTACCAACTAATAGTTTGCCTTCAAACATTAACAACGCGTCCTCTTTTTTAGTTTATGACTTTGACACAGCGGCTCCACTCAATGTTTCTTATCTCGCTTTAGCATTAGGAAGAAATAGCCCCAATCAAAGATGGTATACACCTTTCATTTATAATAGCACTGGTTTAGAATATTTTAGTTACGGTAATTCATTAAGTGGCAATGTCATAAAAAAACCTGACGATTTTGTTCATTTGTTAACAGCAATTGCGGGAAGTACGCAAGGAAATGCCAGCGCTTTTGCTGATGGTACTATAACAACAACAACCAGCTTACAAAGTGCTGTTCCACCTGAAGGCGCTATTGGCGGGTTTGCTGATTCAAGCAACCATTACAAAGGAACAATGCAAGAGATTGTGATATATGACAGCGACAAATCCAGCTTTCGCACTGACATCGAAGAAAACATTGGCGACTACTTCACCCAAAACACGCCACTGCTCGACACGTACACGGGAGCCGCAGCCGCGTATTCACTGCGCCTTTTAGACTCGACGTATACAGGCTCAGCGGTACAGGTTCAGGATACGGTAGGTGGAGCAACTCAGGATATTGGGTTCAATGTATTCGGTGAGCTCGATACGGTAGCCTTGGCTGCTTACGGGGGTAGTAACGAGGTGAGGGTCGTTACTTGGTACGACCAGAGTGGTAACAGCAACGACGCGACGCAGGGCACCTCAACTTCTCGTTCTATCCTGTATCGAGACAGTTCAGCTACTGTTCCAGGTGTTGTGCTTAGTAACGGGAAGCCAGCGGTTGAAACGGTGAACAGCTCAATAAATTACAGCTTGCCATCAGGCGCTTTACCTTCTAACATCAACAACGCTTCAAGCTTTATCACTTATGGCTTGACGAGCGCATCACAAGGTAGCACCAGAATAATGGCGGCATTGGGTTCACCGACTAACAACGCCCGATGGTATTCACCTGCTTTAAATTCATCGAACGAATATTTCTCCTATGGCTCAGACTTCACTACCTCAAACGTTTTGATTGGGGCAGCGGATACAAACCAACATTTGCTGACGGGTATAGCAGGAAGCACGCAAGGGAATTTCAGCGCGTTTAAAGATGGTGCTTTAGAATTTACTGAAACGTTGTCGAGCGCAGTGCCAACCGCTGGTTATATCGGTGGCAATATATCCGCATATTTTCAAGAGTTCGTAGTGTATCACAGCGACGAATCAGGCAACCGAGCAGGCATCGAAACAAACATCAACACGTTCTACGACATCTATACTGAGCCTGTAGCGCCTTTGTTGTTGAATAACTATCCTGGTGCTGCTGCGGCCTACTCATTGCGTAGGATTAACTCTAGCTATCAGGGTTCTGCTGTATTGGTTCAGACGACTAACAACACTAAGGAGCCAGTCTATATCGGCTTCGATTCCAATAACGACTTGGACACTGTCTCTTTAGCTGCCTATGGTGGAAGTGAAGAGGTGGTGGTAGCGGGATGGCTTGACCAGTCGGGCAACGGCAATGACGCTATCCAGAATAGTGCAGCTTCTCGCCCTGTCATCTATCGAGACAGCACGGCCACTACACCAGGCGTGGTGTTGGAGAACGGGAATCCTGCGGTTGAGTTTGATGGTAGTGATGACAACTTCACGAGCACAATTAGTAACATAACTCAAAGTTTCGACGTTTACACAGTCCACAACTTCAACACTACACCAGCAGCAACTGAGAGGCTATACGACAGCGACAACGGAGGAAGAATAACCAGAGGCTCAAACGGTACTTCAGACAATTTCGCATTCGCGGGTACAGTATTAAGTTGGTCACCACAGCAAACAGGACAAGTTCAAGAAACGACCGTATACAATGGAGTTGCTTCGCTTGTTAGAGTAAACGGAACACAAACCGCGAGCGGGGACGCGGGTACAAGCTCAACGGGTACGGATTTAGTTATTGGCGCAGATAGAACCGCAAGCACTCACTTCATAGACGGTCAGATTCAAGAATTAATTATTTTCGATAACAGCAAAAGCGCAACCGACCGCACCGACATCGAGGAGAATATCGGCGGGTACTATGACATCCCACTCCCAGGTCTCTTAGATGAAAACCCAGGTGCTGCGGCAGCTTACTCACTGCGTCGTTTACGTCAGGCGTACACTGGCAGTGCTATCCAAGTGCAACGCGCTGATAACATAGGAGGTACGACAGACATCGGCTTCGATGGTTACGGCAATCTAGACACAGCTGCACTTACGACGGCAGCTGCTGGTAACGATATGGTGGTGGTTACGTGGTACGACCAGAGTGGCAACAGCAATGATGCTACACAGGGTACGTCTACTGCTCGTCCAAAGATTTACGACGGCACTACGGGTGTGGTGACTGAAGGAAGCGCAGGAAACGAGAAGCCTGCGGTTGAGTTTGACGGAGTTTCTAATGAATTACCAACGCCTACAATTTTCAGTGATTTAGGAGCAGGTAACGCAGTAAGCGTTTTTCATATTTCAAAATGCCCTGACACCACAGACGGAACGGTGTACAATTTTTCGGACTCCGCTTCAGCGAATTTCTTTAGTTTCGGATACAACTTTATATCGGGTAATTATGGCAGTAGAAGGAGCATAGCGTCGGGGTCAAATACTTTTAGTGGGGATACATATAACAATGCCCAGTCTTTGTTTTCGCAGATTTCAACGACAACTACCAACAATCAAGTATATAAAGACGGAACTGCGGCAACTTTAACAACTACGGACGGAGCTTCACGAGGAAATCAATCGTCAAACTTTATTGGAAGCGTATCGACCAGCCGATTTATGAAAGGGAACATTCAAGAGATTGTTTCCTATACCTCCGACCAATCCGACAACCGCCCTTCCATCGAGGATAACGTAGGTGACTACTACGGCATTGAGATAGCGGGGCTATTGGACCAGTATAGTGGAGCGGCAGCGGGATACTCTTTGCGTAAGCTCAGCAAATCCTACACTGGCTTTGCCATCAAGGTGCAGGACAACGTGGGCGGAGCCACTCAGGATATCGGCTTCAACGCCGACGGAGAGCTGGACACTGTAGCTCTGCTTGCCTACGCAGGTAGCAATGACGTTTTTGTGGAGACGTGGTACGACCAATCTGGCTCAGGCAATAACGCTACACAGGGTAGCTCAGCGGCACGCCCTAAAATCGTTTCAAGCGGTGCGGTTGTAGTGGACAACAACGGGAAGCCCGCGGTTGAGTTTGATGGAAGCAACGACATCTTAAAACAAAGCGGAGGCCTTTTGAACGGTCTTTCTTCATACTCTTTATTTTCAACCTTTAATCCATTAACGAGTGCGGGAGCTTACGAGGCTTATCTACACCAAGCCGTAGTTACCACGCCGTTTAATAATACCTTTCAATTGCGGAGAGATGACGCAAACGACCGCTTCAATCCAATTTCTGGTCAATCGTTACCGCTTCAAAATACTGTTTCATCTATCAATAATTTGCAGTTGCTTGTTTCAGTGTTGAGGAATGGAGCAACGACGAATAAAATTTATCAAAATGGAGCATTTGAATTAGATATTACCGCCAACAGCTACACAATAAACGCGGGAGATTTCGCAATTGGTGGACGTTCAAATGATGTAAATTTTTCATCTATGAAGGCGCAAGAGTTTGTTATCTACGGCAACGACCAATCCGACAACCGCACAGGAATTGAAGCGAACATCAACTTCTTCTACGACATCTATTAATATGTTTATCTTTACACACTATGAGTAACTATCTAATCGTACCTCCCGAAGGAGGGCTTACATCTGAGGAGCGAGCAGCAGCTATCTCACGTCAGTTGTACTGTATCACCCGTCCAGAATCTATCCAGAACCCTGACGAGGCAAACTTCAATCTATTCGGCTCTGTCATCCATCCTACTACAGGGGAGGCGGCGCTATCTATTATTTTGGATTGGCTTATCTATGTCAACGCAGCGGTAGATTTGACTGAGCTACAGCTCTTGTTTCCCCTTATGCCAGAGGCGGAGAAAGACGCGCTCACCACAACCATCACGACATCTCCTACAGTGGTCTTCGATACCATCATTCCGACTGAGTGTACGGTGCGCGACCAAGCGTATATGGAAGCCAACGGATGGTTCCCACCAGAGCCAGAAGAAGTAACTGAGGACCAAATTGGAGAAATCGTTGAGTAATGGCTAGGCATACACACGTATTTAAGACGCCCGCCTTTTGGTTTGCCTTTAATAACGGCGAAGAGGTAAAAGGTAACCCGCGCAATAACTACGGGTATGCCTCTAAGGGCGAGCTCAGCACAGGGCAAGAGTACTTGGACGTCTTCGATACTGAAGAAGAAATGGCGGCTTATATAGACCTTCAGGTCGGGGAGCCTGGGTGGTATTATAAGTGCGAGAACCGCATTCCCTACCCGCCAAACCCCAACGAGTGGAAATGTCCTGAAGAAGAGTAAACACCATCCAATGAAATTTAATTCTAATCCTACTGTCGATACCAATGTTGAATACAAGCTGATTGAAAGCGGCGAAGAGAATGAAGAAAGTATGAATTATGAATTGATTAGCGTAGCGGTGGGTGCGGTAAGCGGAATAATCGGAACTTACGTAAAGATGGAGAACGAGCTCACCAAGATAAAAAGCCGTTTGATTAGCCTGGAGAAGCAAGAAACACGCGTGCAGCAAAGCCTAGACGTTTTGCTTGATGGTGTAAATGAAATTAAAATTCTACTCGCTAAGAAGGGTATTGAATGAGGGACATCAATCGAATTATCCTGCACTGCTCTGCCACACCAGAGGGCAGGGGGGTAACCGTTGACCAAATAAGGAGCTGGCATTTATCAAACGGGTGGGACGATATAGGCTACCATTTCTGTGTGTATGCAGACGGCTCTGTACATCGAGGGAGGGACCTTGATAAATCGGGAGCCCATACCTACGGACACAACAAAGACTCAATCGGAGTGTGCTATATTGGTGGTGTAGATAAGGATATGAATCCCAAGGATACTATGACTGAAATGCAGGATATAGCAGTTCTTGAGCTTGTTAAAAGTTTACGCCTTATTTTTGGGGAGTTAAGTCTTCACGGACATAATGAGTTTTCAAGTAAGTCCTGCCCTTCGTTTGATGTGCAGGAGAAGTACAAATTCTTAAACAAACAGATATGAATTTTTTGACACAATTTTGGAGTGAGATTTTGCTCGCTGGTATTACAGCGGCTGGTACGATTACTGCTTTGACAGAGACCGAGAAGGACGATAAAATCGTCAATGTATTATCTCGTATCCTCAACGCGGTAGTTATGGGCAAGAACCGCCGCAACAAGTAAGTACCTATGCCTAAGATTAGCACATACGGAACCGTTACACCAGCGGCTTCCGACAGAATTGTCGTTAGCGATGCCAGTGATTCTAACGCCACAAAGAATATTACGGTGGGCTCGCTGTCTTCGGCTACTGCAATTTCTTACTATGTAGATGCTTACGATATTGGCTCTAGAACGGTTACTATATCTACAGCTGATGAGTGGGTTGATATGCCTACCATTGCTTTTACCGCTGATGTAAACGAAGGATTTGACTTGAGTGGGGGCAACGTAGTGAAAAATGCTTCAGGTGGAGGCTTGACCGCTTGTAAGATAATCGCGTTTTTAAACGTTAAGGCGGCAAGTGGAGGTGTCGACCAAGATATAGCTCTTCGTTTTATAAAGAACACTACTCCTATTTCTACGTCTGAAGGACACGCTACGGTAAATCAGAGTCACGCTGGCGAGATTACATTAGGCACCATTCAGTCGTTGGCTTTAAACGATACTATTGGGCTACAGATTAAAAATGTAGGCAGCACAACTGACTTGGTGATAGACCACGTTAATCTCATTATTACGTCTCTATAGGCTATGCTTATCCGTAAGATATCTGTAGGCCCTGACTATAAGTCAGCGATGCATTACTTGCTAGGCCAGGAGGTTCTCGGAGGCAACTATAAAATACACCTCATTAAAGTAGAGGATAAATCAAATTCAATTCAAATATGGATAGAGCGCAATAATGAGATAATTCTTTGGAAGCATTTTTCTCATACGATGCCGCTATCTGTAGAGTACAACATTAATTTTTAATGAGGTCACCAGACGCGTTTATAGTAAAACCAAAAGACAATACCAGATACGATAATAAACGCAAGGCAAAAGACCTTGAGTTTATTGTTAGCTCATCGCAAGAAGACCACAGGTTTTCTAATCGATACGGTATCGTTCAATCTACCCCACTTTCTTACTCAGGACCTATCGAGCCAGGGGATACCCTTCTAGTTCATCATAACGTATTTAAGTATTATTACGATATGTATGGGGTTCAAAAAAGCGGACGTAGCTACTTTCAAGACGACCTTTTCTTTGTAACCGACGACCAGTTTTTTTTGTACAAGAAAGACGACAGGTGGCAGGCTCACGGTAAGTATTGTTTTGTAGAGCCTGTAGAAGAAAAGGAGTCTTGGATAGGAAAGTTTTCTAAGGAAGAACCTCTTATCGGTCGCCTTAAATATGGCAACGAACAACTTCTTTCTCTTGGTGTAAATGAAGGCGACGAGGTGTCATTCCTTCCTGATAGCGAGTACGAGTTTACGGTGGACGGCGAAAAGCTATACCGTATGTTTACTGATAACATAACCCTAGTACTATGAACGCGAAAGAGCTAAAAGAAAAGATTATAGCTGCGGGCCATAGAGCGGTAGAACAGCTTATCAAGGTGGCTAAAGAAGACATCATCAAGCCAGACCTAGAAGATGAGCTGGCTGCCGACAGGCTAAAAAACGCGGCTGCCACTAAAAAACTTGCTATATTCGATGCGCTGGAAATACTTAACCGCATTGAACAGGAGCGAGAAAATTTAGAGGCAATGGCTAAGCGCGGCGACTCCTCTACGAATACAAAGCAAGGGTTTGCAGAACGAAGGTCAAAATAAACTGCTTATTCAGCTCGAAGGTGTAGTGCCTAAAAATGTTCTTGCCAGAAAAAACCGCGCAAAAAACTGGGAGTACGGATATAACGAAGACTATGACTTTGTAGTCATTTCAAAAGACGGAACGGTAGGTGAAGTAGTCGAGATACAGGGTGTGCGCATCGCCCTGCCTATGGTGGTTTCAGACCCGATACAGCGCAGTAAATCTAAGAAAGAGCAGTACTGGCAACCGCTAGAATACCCCAAGGAGCTTACACGTATCAAGACTATATTTCAGTGGAATGAGATGCCCGCTGATTTTAAAGATAGGTGGGTAGACTTTGTGGAGCGCGAGTTCGATAGGCGCGAAAATGGCGCGTGGTTTATGAATGACGGAGTGCCGACGTACATAACGGGCTCCCACTACACGTACCTCCAGTGGACCAAGATTGACGTGGGTCTTCCTGACTTCCGAGAAGCCAACCGTATATTCTATATTTTCTGGGAAGCGTGTAAAGCTGACGTGAGGTGTTTCGGTATGTGTTACTTGAAGATACGTCGTTCAGGGTTTTCGTTTATGGGGTCGTCAGAGTGTGTAAACATAGGTACGCTAGCTAAAGATGCTCGCGTGGGTATACTTTCTAAAACGGGTGCTGACGCTAAGAAGATGTTTACAGACAAGGTGGTTCCTATATCGGCTAACTACCCGTTCTTTTTTAAACCCATACAGGACGGTATGGACAAGCCGAAAACAGAGCTTGCCTACCGAGTTCCCGCGTCTAAGATTACCAAGCGTAATATGTACCTCGATGAGGATAACGAGCTAGACGGCCTTGACACCACTATTGACTGGAAGAATACGGCTGACAACAGCTATGACGGAGAGAAGCTCTTGCTTTTAGTTCACGACGAGAGCGGTAAGTGGGAAAAGCCAGAGAATATCCTCAATAACTGGCGCGTCACAAAAACTTGCCTACGTCTAGGTAGCCGAATTATAGGGAAGTGTATGATGGGCTCTACCTCCAACGCTTTAAGCAAGGGCGGTGGCAACTACAAGACCCTATACACCCAATCTGATGTAAGCAACCGCAACGCTAACGGCCAGACGAAGAGCGGTATGTACAGCCTTTTTATTCCTATGGAATGGAATTTTGAAGGCTATATCGATAGGTATGGTATGCCTGTATTTAGGAAGCCGCTTCACGACGTCAAGGGTATTGATGGCAACCCTATTAAGATGGGTGCTATCGAGTACTGGGAGAACGAGGTGGCTTCACTCAAGAATGACCCCGACGCCCTCAATGAGTTCTATCGTCAGTTTCCGCGTACTGAGTCTCACGCTTTTCGTGACGAGAGTAAGCAGTCTATATTCAATCTAACCAAGATATACCAGCAGATTGACTATAACGACGAGATGATAAAGGAGCACTATTTAACTCGAGGTTCTTTTCACTGGAAAAACGGTGAGAAAGATAGCCAAGTTATATGGACGCCAGAGCGTAACGGTCGGTTTTTACTCGGGTGGACACCGCCATCACGTATGCAAAACCACGTCGTTATTCGTAACGGGATGAAGTACCCTGGCAATGAGCATATCGGCTCGCTGGGGTGTGACCCGTACGATATCTCGGGTGTCGTAGGGGGGAGGGGCTCAAACGGCTCTTTGCACGGGATGACTAAGTTTAATATGGACGACGCTCCTAGTAACGAGTTTTTTTTAGAATATGTAGCTCGTCCGCAGACGGCTGAGATATTTTTTGAAGAGGTGCTGATGGCTTGCGTTTTTTATGGTATGCCTATCCTTACGGAGAATAACAAACCAAGGTTACTTTACCATTTCAAGAACAGGGGATACCGTAAGTTTTCAATGAATCGTCCCGACAAGAAGTTTAATAAACTATCGAAAACTGAGAAGGAGTTGGGTGGTATACCAAATACGTCGGAAGACGTTAAGCAATCTCACGCATCTGCTATCGAGACATATATCGAGAAACACGTCGGTATTGATATGGAAGGGACGTACCGAGAACAGGGCGATATAGGTACTATGCCATTTACTAGGACGCTCGAAGATTGGGCTAAGTTTGATATCAACAACAGGACTCGATTTGACGCCACGATAAGCTCGGGATTGGCTATTATGGCTAATCAAAAACACATCTATCAGCCTGTTGAAAAGCAATCGAAATTATCCGTTACCTTTGCTAGATACAACAATCGTGGAAATATAAGCGAACTAGTTAAATAATGAGAGATGTTCAGGTTAACATAGCATCTGCCTCGTTCCCTACCCAATTTGTGTCTGACGCTGAAAAAGCGACTTATGAGTATGGATTGCAGATTGGACAAGCCATTCAATATGAGTGGTTTAAAAGGGATGGAAACGGTTGTCGTTTTTACAGTCAGTGGAGGGATTTTAATCGACTCCGACTGTATGCTCGCGGAGAGCAATCTATTGCTAAATATAAAAGCGAACTCTCGGTCGATGGCGACCTTTCTTATTTAAACTTAGACTGGACTCCAATCCCCATCATTCCTAAGTTTGTAGATATCGTAGTCAACGGTATGTCAGACCGCTTGTTTGATGTAAAAGCTTACGCTCAAGACGCTATGTCGTCGGCTAAACGCAGTAAGTATCAGGATATGATAGAGGCTCAGATGGTTTCTAAAGACCTTTTGATGCAGGTGCAAGAAGGGTTTGGGGTTGACCCATTTACCGTATCTCCTGACGAGCTCCCTAATAGCGATGAAGAGCTTTCGTTGTATATGCAACTTAACTACAAACCTGCTATCGAAATAGCAGAGGAAGAAGCTATTAACACACTTTTAGAGCAGAATAAGTATAACGATACCCGCCAGCGCGTAGACTACGACCTTACGGTACTAGGTGTCGGTATGGTTAAGCACGAGTTCCTCAAGGGCGACGGAGTACAGGTAAAGTATGTAGACCCCGCAAACGTGGTATATAGTTATACTGAAGACCCGTTTTTTCAGGATAATTTTTACTGGGGAGAAATTAAGACAGTTCCTATCACTGAGCTTATCAAGATAGACCCTACGCTTACTACGGATGACCTCAAGGAAATTTCAAAGTATTCCCAGAGCTGGTACGATTATTATAACGTACAGCAATTCTACGATAACGATATCTTCTATCAAGATACCACTACCCTTATGTACTTCAACTACAAGACAACGCAGAAGTTTGTCTATAAGAAGAAGGTGATGGATGGCGGAGGAGCCAAGGTGGTTGAGAAAGACGATACCTTTAACCCGCCAGAAGAGATGATGCAGGAGGGTCGATTCGAAAAAATCGAAAAGACTATCGATGTATGGTATGAGGGTGTTATGGTAATGGGGACCAATATTATTCTTAAGTGGGAGATGGCGGAAAATATGGTCCGTCCTAAATCTGCATCTCAGTATGCCGTACCTAACTACTTGGCCTGTGCGCCACGTATGTACAAAGGCAATATCGAATCATTGGTTCGACGTATGATTCCTCTGGCTGACCAGATACAGATTACCCACCTCAAATTACAGCAGGTAATGTCTCGCATCGTCCCTGACGGTGTGTTTATTGATGCTGACGGACTTAACGAAGTCGACCTAGGTACAGGCAACGCATACAATCCCGAGGACGCTTTACGGCTTTACTTCCAGACAGGTAGCGTAGTCGGGCGTAGCTATACACAGGATGGCGAGTTTAATAACGCACGAGTCCCTATCCAACAGCTCACCAGTAACTCAGGGCAGTCTAAAATTAGCGCTTTGATTGGGAACTACAATCACTATCTCAATATGATACGTGATATCACTGGTCTCAATGAAGCGCGTGACGGCTCTATGCCTGACCCTAATTCGCTCGTAGGGGTACAAAAGCTAGCGGCACTAAACTCTAACGTAGCTACTCGACATATCTTAGATGGTAGTTTATTTATCTTGAAGTCGTTGGCTGAAGCTTTGTCGTGCAGGGTAGCCGACATCCTGGAGTATGCGGATTTCAAGGAAGAGTTTGCTAATCAAATCGGCAAGTACAATATATCTATACTTAACGATATCAAAGATTTGTATATCTACGATTTCGGTGTCTTTATTGAGATTGCCCCCGACGAAGAGCAGCGGGCTATGCTTGAGCAAAATATCCAAATGGCTTTATCTAAGAACGACATCAACTTAGAGGACGCTATCGATATCAGAGAAATTAAAAACATTAAGTTGGCAAACCAACTCCTCAAGCTCAAGCGTAAGAAGAAGCAAGAGCGCGAGGAAGCTATGCAACTTCAACAGCAGCAGATGCAGGCTCAGCAGCAGTTCGAGTCGCAGAAGTTAGCTACGGAGGCTCAGATGATGAAGATACAGGCTGAAGGTCAGCAGAAAGTGCAGATTAAGCAGGCCGAGGTGGCTTTTGATATTGAGCGTATGCAGATGGAAGCCCAGCTTAAAAACCAGTTGATGCAGCAGGAGTTTAATTACAATATGCAGCTCAAGGGTGTAACTGAGGAACTTATTGCTGGACGAGAGGATATGCGTGAAGACGCTAAAGCAAAGCGTATTAGCCAGCAGAATACAGAGCAGTCGAAACTAATTAATCAGCGTAAGAATAACTTACCGCCTATCAATTTTGAATCAAATGAGGATAGCCTTGATGGCTTTGACCTTGCTGAATTTGAGCCACGATGAGGTCGGTAAAAAATAATTATCTTCGCACAAATTAAATACAATGGAAATTAAAGTACGAGACCTAGGCGCGGTAGAAGAGAAGTCTGTTGCAGAAGTGGAGCAGGAGCTTCTTGAAAAACACGAGGCCGAAATAAATGGTGAAACACCTGAAGAGCCAGTAACTGAAACTGTGTCGGAACCGACACAAGATGAGCCCACTGGTTTAGATGAGGAACAAGTTCTTTCATTTCTAAAGGAACGATACGGAAAAGAGATTAACACCGTAGGGGAATTGTTTGAAGAGCGCGAGTCCGCGCCCGAACTTCCTGAAGATGTAGACGCTTATTTCCGTTTCAAAAAAGAGACGGGTCGTGGACTCAAAGACTTTGTTGAACTCAACAAGGACTATGACGAAATGAATCCTGACGCACTCTTAGCGGACTACTATCTCGCTACAGAGGACGGCTTAGATGCCGACGATGTAAAGAGTATGGTAGATGATTTCAGTTACGATGAAGACCTCGATGAAGAGGCTGTCATCCGTAAGCGAAAAGTCGCTAAGAAGAAAGAGGTTAATAAGGCTAAGAAATACTTCTCAGACCTTCAAGAGCAGTATAAGGTACCCCTTGAGTCAAGTGGGAATCCTTTGTCTGGAGAAGAAAAAGAAAATTTTGAAGCCTATCAACAATACGTGAAGGAGTCTAGTAGTGTCCAACAAGAGAACGCTCGTCGTAACGAGTGGTTTCGGGATAAGACTGACGAAGTTTTTTCTGATGGATTCAAAGGTTTTGAATTTAAAGTCGGAGATAAGGACGTCACTTTTAACCCAGGGAATGCTAGCGAGCTGAAAAAAAACCAGATTGACATTATGAACTTTATAAATAAGTTTATGGGTGACGACGGTTTGATTCAGGACGCAGCAGGATACCATAAGGCTTTGAGCGTTGCAATGAATCCTTCTAAGTTCGCCCAGTTCTTTTATGAGCAGGGCAAAGCTGACGGAGTCGAAAACATCAGTCGTAAATCCAAGAATATAAATATGGATTCGCGAAAGGTGCCTGAGACATCGAGGAAGGACGGAATGCAAATTCGGAGTGTAAATTCCGATTCGGGACGCGGACTAAAAATTAGGAGCGCCCGTAGAGTATAATTTTTAAAAACAAAAAAAATGGCTGTACAAACAACCCCTGGGTTTGATTTAACCCCAGCTCCAGTAAAACAAGCTCTGGAGTCAAATTATATCACTAACTTTAATTTCTTGAACCAGTATCTTCCTGATACGTACGAGAAAGAATTCGAGCGTTATGGAAACCGTACTATCGCTGGTTTCTTGCGTATGGTAGGGGCGGAGATGCCTTCTAACTCTGACCTCATCAAGTGGGCTGAGCAAGGGCGTTTGCACATTAAGTATGACGCTTGTGTTACATCAACTGCTGACGCAGCAGATACGGCAACGTGGACTATTACTCTTCCTGCTACCGTTGCTAATAGCGCTTTGCGCAAGGGTCAAACTATTATGATTTCTTCTGCAGCAGGAGCTGCTACGCTTAATAACAAAGCTGTTATTACTGACGTTAGCACCGTTTCTGGTGGGGCAGGTGGAACTTTTACTATTGACGTAGCTTACTATGAGGCTGGCGGTCAGGCTGCTGGTATGCAAGCGTCAACTGCTTGTAGCATCTTCGTTTATGGTTCTGAGTTTGCCAAAGGCACAGCTGGTATGGAAGGTTCTTTGGAAGCGCAAGACAACTTCTTTGAGAATAAGCCAATTATCTTGAAGGATAAGTACGCTGTCAACGGTTCTGATATGGCTCAAATCGGTTGGGTTGAAGTAACTTCTGAAAACGGAGCTACTGGCTACCTATGGTATTTGAAGTCTGAGCACGAGACACGTCTTCGTTTCGACGATTACTTGGAGACTGCTATGATTGAAGCCGTTCCTGCTGAAGTAGGTTCAGGAGCTTTGGCTGCTTTGAGTAGTAACGCTGATGCAGGTGTTGCAGGCAATACTGCTGCCGGTTCTGAAGGTGTATTCTATGTAGTGAACGCACGAGGAAATGTATTCCAAGGTATCCCAACTACATTGGCTGAGTTTGACACTATCATCCAGCGATTGGATAAGCAGGGTTCTATCGAAGAGAATGTAATCTTCGTTAACCGTGACTTCTCATTCGCTATCGACGATATGTTGGCTGCTCAGAACTCTTATGGAACTGGTGGTACTTCGTACGGCCTCTTCGACAATGACGAAGAGATGGCGTTGAACCTCGGTTTCCGTGGCTTCCGACGTGGTTATGACTTCTATAAGTCTGACTGGAAGTACTTGAACGACCCAACTATGCGCGGTGGTTTGAATGGCGGTAAGGTAGACGGATTGTTGGTGCCAGCTGGCTCAACAACTGTATACGACCAGATTATGGGTAAGAACGCTAAGCGACCTTTCCTCCACGTTCGGTACCGAGCTTCAGAAACTGAAGACCGTCGTTACAAGACTTGGATTACTGGTTCTGCTGGTGGAGCACGTACTAGCGACCTCGACGCTATGGAAGTCAACTTCCTGTCTGAGCGAGCTGTATGTACACTCGGCGCGAACAACTTCTTCTTGTTCCGTGACTAATCTCTGAAAGGGAGGGGGCAGCAAAACCCCCTCCCCTTTTTTCTTATAAATTCTTAATTCAATAAAATGAAAAAACAAGCTCAACTCGTAGACAAGGTCTACAAGCTTAACCGCGACGTGGCACCGTTAACTTTTGCGCTGTCTTCCCGCAACACCGCCCGTAAGCCTCTTATGTATTTTGACGGACAAGTCAATCGCGCTTTACGGTATGCTCGCAATCAGAAAACTCCATTCGAGGACGAGCAAGACGGAAACTTTATTTTAGAACCAATCGTCTTTGAAGACGGGTTCCTTTCGGTACCAAAAGAAAACCAGGTACTACAGCATTTTTTGAGTCTGCACCCTGACTCAGGCTCTACCTTTTCTGAAGTCAATAAAGAGAAGGACGCTCAGGAAGAGCTAGACCATATGGTTGTCGAGGCTGACGCCTTGGTAGCTGCGCGTAAGATGAGTGTGACGGAGATGGAGATGATTGCTCGGGTTCTCCTAGAGATTGACCCTAGTAAACTCTCTTCTGCTGAGCTCAAGCGCGATATCTTAATCCTAGCTAAGCGATACCCTTCTGACTTCTTGGAAGCGCTAGAAGACCCCTCTTTGGACCTGTACGGAAAGGTGTCACTAATCCTTGAAAAAGGGCTTTTGGGTATGCGTAATAACGGACGCGATATCCACTTCAACTTGAAGACCAATAAAAAGCGTATGATGACGGTTCCTTTTGGTGAAGACCCGAAGTCTGCTATCGCGGCTTACTTGCAGAGCGATGATGGTATCGAGGTCTTGAAGATGCTTGACAAGCAGCTAGAGTGATTTTTTAAAAGACCTATCTTTGGTCTTTATTCATCCATAAACATTTTTTCAAATGGAAAAGTATCTAAGTATCCCTGTAACAGATAAGGGAAATCAACTAGTCAGCTGTAATGGCATTTTGAGTATTTATAGCGGCGATGCAACAGCAGCTACTGTCGTTATTACGTACAAATCAGGAACTACAGCAACTATCACGTCTGCGGACCAGGTTAATTATGATATGCGCAATCAGATTCAAAATGAAGTGGCCCTGGCTTTAGCCACTGGTTGGACCAACGTATCTCGTGAAGTATCTCCTGTTAAGGTGGTTTCTGGAATCGTAGTAGCTTAATGATTATGGAAAAGTTTTTAATCCTTCCAAATCTCCCCGTTGTTTCGGGGACAGCTAGCGGTCCAGTCCCGCTCTCGAACGGCACTGCAGATGGCACTGCAGATGGTTTTTTAGTTGATACAGCTGCAACATTTGTTACTGATGGAGTGGTTGCGGGCGATGTCGTCGTTAATATTACTTCAGGTGGTGTTACTACGGTTCTCACTACACCTACTGTGGATGGCGCTAATTTAGCTATTGCTAGTGCAGTTGTAGACTTCTTTGAGACAGGCGATAAGTATCGAATTATGCTTGCTGCTGACGCAAATAAACTTGTTGATACAGGAACTAGTTTTACAACTGATGTTTCGGTTGGCGATGTGGTGTTAAACGGAAATAAACAAGAGGCTACTGTAGTTACTGTTGACTCTGATACTCAGCTTACACTCAGCGCTCCTATTATTAGTACGGCTCCCGCAGTTCCTGATGCTGACGGCTACTATATTTATAGCGAAAGTGACAATGACGGAGATATTTTGTTGCCTATTACAGGTATTGCAGATGTAGAGTACCTTGGCGTGGGGGCAGAAAGCATTACTTATATTGACCAGACTGGCGCTGGCGCTTTAAACTCTAAGACAATAGCCCATACAGATGATGGTTCTCTTTATGATTTTCATAACGCTTTAACTAGCGCTATTGTAAACGCGTATGAGCGTCAATGGAAAGACGTATCTATCCCATTGGTTCTGCCTTCTGGAATGCGTATTTTAGCAGTTGTATAGCGTAATTAAATTACGTTTGGTTTTTAGTAAAGGGGTCACAAATAGTGGCCCCTTTTTTTGATTTATCTTTGTCAAAAGCGTCCCTATGATAAATTCGGTAAGGAATACAGTATTATCTATACTGAACAAGAATAATTTCGGGTATCTCTCTCCAGCAGATTTTAATCTATATGCCAAGCAGGCACAGCTCGAGATATTTGACCAGTACTTCTACGACTATAACTACCAGATTAACAAGGAGAATATCCGCCAGTCAGGAACGGGTTATGCCGATATAGCAAGAAGCCTGGAAGAGGTCATCGATACGTTCTCTACGGTAGCTAATTTTACTACCAATACGTTTGCTCTTCCAGCGGATTATTTTCTTCTCAATAAGCTACTCCCTACAGGAAGCAACTACGAGATGGAACAGGTGTCGAACTCAAAGATTAATCTTCTTCTTTCTTCATACCTTACCGCTCCTTCGCTAAGTTTTCCTGCATATGTGCAGAATGGAAATAACGCTACGGCATATCCTAATACTATCACCTCGGGAACGATTCAGTATATCCGTTACCCGCTAGAACCCAACTGGACGTATTCAACCCTGACGGCAGGTGAGCCTGTATTTGACCAAGGTCAAGCTGACTACCAAGATTTTGAGTTGCCTGCTGATGACGAGCCTCGATTGGTCAATAAGATTTTACAGTACTCAGGGGTATCGATACGTGAGATGGATGTTGTGAATTATTCACTGGGACAAGAACAGCTAGACGACCAAGCAAGCAAGTAATATGGCATACCTAACTCAATACCAATACTACGAGAACGCTGGAGCTTCGCCTGAAGACGCGAACTGGGGTTCATATCAATACGTGAGTTTGCGCGATATCGTCAGCAACTACCAGCTTATGTACAGCGGTAATAACGAGCTGGTCAACGAGAAGTCTCGATATAAGATTCTGTTTCACGCTAAGCGGGCGATACAGGAGCTCAACTACGATGCGTTCAAAGAGATTAAGGTATTGCAGCTTAACGTATCGGACGACTTGCGGTTTATCCTTCCTAGTGACTATGTCAACTGGGTTCGGTTATCTATGTTTAAGAACGGAGTAGTATTCCCCTTGACTGAGAATATTCAAGTTACTAGCGCACAGGCTTACCTACAAGACTCCAACAACCGAATTTTATTTGACGAGACAGGGGCTGCACTAAAGCCAGAGTTTTCGCCTATTGATGAGGCTAGGCTGAATAAGACTTTGAAGTCTATGTACCTCAACGAGAATAGTCCATATAACGGCTACGAGGGGTGGTGTATCGATGGGATGTGGTATTTTGACTTCCCTGTTGGTGGCGCGGCATTTGGCCTCAATACAGAGACGGCTAACGCCAATCCTACGTTTCGTATTGACCCGAAGTCTGGAGTCATTAACTTTAGTTCGGTGATGTCGGGTGAGAGCTGCATATTGGAATATGTGAGCGATGGTATGGAGGGCGGTGATGACTCACTAATTACGGTAAACAAACTTTTCGAAGACTACGTTTATGCGTATATCTCCTACGCATTACTGAACTCACATATGGGTACACAGGAGTACGTAGTGAATCGCTCAAAGAAAAATAAATCTGCTTTACTTAGAAACGCAAAGATTCGTATTAGCAATATCCATCCTGGGCGCCTTTTGATGAACTTGCGCGGACAAAATAAGTGGATTAAATAATGGGTAACGTAAAGAGACACTTTATCAAGGGGCGTATGAACAAGAGCGTCGACGAGCGTCTTGTTCCAAACGGAGAGTATATCAACGCATTGAATGTGCGTCTCGGCTCTACAGAGGGGTCTGAAGTGGGTTCTGTAGAAAACTCCAAGGGCAATACTCAGCTCACTACCTTACAGTACAAAGGCGTTGATTTAAGCGACTCGGCTCAGTGCATCGGTTCATTTGAGGACGGTGTTAATGAGACCATTTACTGGTTTATCCACGACGGTGCTAACGCCACTTCTTCTACAGGGGTAGTAGATATGATTGTCTCGTACAACACCAATAGCGACCTTCTTGTATACCACGTAGTCAGCACCAGTATACTTAGCTTCAACCCTACGTTTCTCATTACTGGCGTTAACAAGGTTGAGGACCTATTGTTCTTTACGGACGACACCAACCCTCCACGTAAGATTAATGTCACGAGAAGCTATCTCGAGCCAACGGCAGGTCACGTCGACCAGATTACGGAGGACGATATTTCGGTCATTAAGAAGCCACCAAGAAAAGCTCCTACGCTTCAACTTATAGATGTACCTGGTGAAGAGAATTATCTGGAAACTAATTTCATTTCGTTTTCGTACCGATACAAGTACATAGACAACGAGTATAGTGCGCTTTCGCAGTTTACCGATGTGGCCTTTGAGAGCAGTCCGTTTAGTTTAGACCCTGACACTAACTTTAACGACGGGATGCTTAACCGCTATAACACAGCGGTAGTGGGCGTTAATACTGGCGGGGCAGACGTAATTGGCATTGACATATGCTTTAAGCTGGGTAACGACTCCGACGTGCGGGTAATGCAGAAGTATATTAAGGAAGAGTCTGGATGGCCTGATGGTGTGGTGCAAACCGTCAACTTCACTAACCAGCAGATATATACGCTGCTGCCTTCATCCGAGATATTGCGACTATACGACAACGTACCTCTCGTTGCTCAGGCTCAGACCGTTATGGGGAACCGCTTGATGTATGGTAACTACGAGGATGGCTATGACTTGACTACCGCTACAGGGGGGCGTATTGACACCAACTATACGGTGGAGCGAATTTCTCAAAATCTTACTACAACTTTAAGTTTAGGTTCGCAAAACAACGGAGTTGATTACACGATAGATACAGCGTCTACCGTTACAGTCACTAACTCAGATGCTTTTATAGATTTTTCTGATATTGGTCAAGAGCTAAAAGAAGGGGGTGTATTTGGATTTGGATTTACCGTTTCGCATCAGGGTTTTTCTGGTTCAGGACAAGCTAGTACCCCTATAACGGTTAACCACCCTACATTTACGATATCGTTCGTTTTTAATCTACCTCAAGATTACAATAGCATATATGAAATGGTTAATAGCCCCGAGTTTCAAGCTCAGTTGGGTTCTAATCTATCAGCTAGCTTTCAACCTGTAGCGAACTGTTCTAGCGGAAGCACCTTTACCGATGTGTACAACTGCTCTATCACAGCCCCTTCAGGCTATACGTTAGTCACTACAGGTATTACAGACGGGTCTCAGGGGGTTTTCCTATCTAGCGAACAAGCTAATGTGGATGAGTTTTCTGTACAGATACTGGCTGCTCAGTACAACAATACCGCAACACCTAATAATCAGTACTTTGAGTATTTTTCTGTTAGTAACGTAACGTTCTCGTATCAGACCGAGCCCAGTAATAAAAGCCTTCATAGCAATCGAGACTATGAGGTTGGTATTGTCTATATGGACAAATATAAAAGGGCTACTACAACCCTTACCTCTTCTCAAAATACCGTTTTTGTTCCGCCTGTTAATAGCTCAACTATAAACAGGATTCGTACTACAATACCTATTAATATGACAGCTCCTAGCTGGGCTGACACGTATAAATTTGTACTAAAACAATCTAGAGGAGCCTACGACACGATATACTCTACGACGTATTATTATGACCCGAGCACCACGTCTTATTGGTTTCGACTGGTAGGACAAGACCAAGCGCTGGTAGAGTCGGGTACTGAGCTTATTGTAAAAACAGACGCTAATGGTACTGTGGCTGACGAGGTTAAAGTAACCGTACTGGACAAGGTGTCTCAACCCACAAACTTTCTCCATCTACTTCAGGACTCCTCAGATATACTAGAGGTCCCTGGTTTGTATATGCGTTTACGCGCTCAAGATTTTAGCATTGACACTAGCGTCAATAACTTATGTTACCCCACAGTAGTATCAAAAGCTCCACTTTCTTTTGCGGGAAGTGTAAACGTAAACTCCACAACAACAGAAAATTATATCTTTGGACAAGCGATAGTTAACTATCCTTGCTTTACTACGTCGGGGGGTGCTTATACTAGGATTCCTATAGCTCAGGGGTCTGTTGTAAGAATAAAAATAAAGTTTAGGAAAGATGACCTTGGTTTATGCGGCTTAAGCAACGGAGCTCAGTTTTGTAGGGTAACAAAAACCTTTACTGCTAGCCAGACATATACTGATATTAAAGCTTTCTGGGATGGAGAGGGGCTAGGGGCTATTATTCCTAACTCTATGAATTGTGAGGTGGAGTGCCAGAGTAGTGATGGTCAAAACCAAAATAATTATCTATCTAATCTCTACTCTACTACTGCTGGGTCTGATTCCCTAATGGTGTCCACTGCCTTGGGTGTAAATCAAATGTTTTTTTATGAGATTTCTGATGACCCATCACCAGATGCTAATAAAAGACTTTACTTACGCTGCGTAAATGGAACTCGTACGGATGCTAATTCGTTCAATACAGCTAACTCCACTGTTAAAGTAGAGATATGCGTTCAAGAGCCAGGAAGTCTTGTGGTTTTTGAAACGGTACCTAATGAAATTGCTGACGGTGTCTTTTTTGAGGGGAGTGAGAACTATGATATCGTAAATGGATACCATCAAGGCAACATCGTAAATCAAGACGCCACGACGGAGGGTGTAGTAGAGCTTGACTTTTTCAATTGTTATGCTTTTGGAAATGGTGTTGAAAGCTATAAGATTGAGGACTCCTCTATCGGACAGTCATTTGCTTTAGGCGAGCGAACCATACTGGTATCTGCTCAGGACTTCAAGCGGGCAGACCGCTTTGCCGACATCACGTACAGCGGCGTTTATAATGACGAGAGCAACGTAAATAAACTCAACGAGTTCAACCTTGGCCTGCTTAACTTCAAGACTTTAGAAGATGTCTATGGCCCTGTTCAAAAGATGGTGGCTCGCGAGACGGACATACTGGTCTTGCAGGAAGACCGTATTTCTTACGTGCTCACCAATAAAGATGCAATTACAGATGCTGAGGGCGGCAATATCTTGACGGCAGCTCCTTTGATTTTAGGACAGCAGGTAGCTCGAGTAGAGGAGTATGGTATCTCAGCTAACCCTGAAAGCTACGCTGAGTTCGGTATGGATAAATACTTTACTGACGCTAAGCGAGGTTCTGTCATTCAGTTGCGCGGCTCTAGCTTCAGTAACGAGCAGCTCTCTGTGGTTTCTCAAGCGGGTATGCGCAGTTACTTCAGGGATTTATTCAACGCTAAGTTCAACACCCAGAAGCTCGGTGGTTATGACCCATATATGGATGAGTATGTGGTATCATCAAATGAGAACAAGCTTCCCGTTGAAACGGCTTGTGTGAATTGCGATATTAGCCAGACCATTAACTTGGCGGCGGCGGGAGACACCTCTGAGTTTTGCGTCAATTTGGGTGGGGTAGTGGGAGATGTAGTTATTGGATGGAACACACCAGCACTGGGGCCTGGGGCAGGAGCCACTACATTTAGTATAAACGCTAACTATAACGGAACCGATTACCCTAGTGGAAATATAACTACCGCAGGCACGTTAACCATTTCCAAAGACTCTGTCAATCCTAACACAGTGGCTATTGTTGTGACGGCTAACGGTGGTTCGGTAAGCAACTTAAACTTCACTGTAAACTGCCCTGTAGGCAATGAACTTAAAATTATACAGGTAGCCCTGAATTTAAACTGGCAGCAAGCTAAGACCATACATAATGAGTTCCGATTTGTGGATGGCACAACTGAAAGCAATACCTATAACCAAGGCGTTATATTCGGAACGGGAACTGAGCCTGTAGTGTCTCAATACCAAGAGCTTACGGGGCTGCAAGGCACTACGGTATTCCCACCCAACGGGTCTACAGTATATGTTCAGGTAAGGAAGCAATCGGGCGATACGTTTAATTACGACCCAACCGCTTCTTCGTCTAATAAGTTGCAATACTTGCGTAGCAACACGCTCTATGAAAATAACCCTACTGACATAGCCGCCTTGCTGTCTGCTTCATCATCAAATGTATTGTCTGTAACTCCTAACACTTTAGGCTCACTCCTATACACAGGCGACTTTACGATGCCTAATAATTCCAATGATTACCTGTATCTTATTTATGACTACAGGTTAGCTCAATCCGCAGAGCTGTGCTCAGGGGCTACTAGCGCGGGAGCTTGTTGTAGCTGCGGTGCTTTGACCACCTTTTATTTAGACTCTAGTAACCTAAGTTCAGCAACATCGGTATATACTGATGAAGGATTAACGACGCTTGCACCTAACCAGTTTTATTCTCAGCTAGTAAATGAAAATAATATAGTTCGTCAGCAGTCGGCAGGTGTCCTTTTACCAGCTACATCGTGCGCTTCGTGCGACAGGAAATGTACTGACCCTGACCCTGTTCCTGCGCCTACTACTCCTGCTTTATCGCCGCGTCAGGTATATGATATCACATATGATTTGGCTTCGGGAGTTGGTGTAGTGCCTATTCGTTTTACGCCTGGGGGCGGTACGGGAATTTTTGCTACTTATAACAATGCAGTTACGAGTGATTCTAGCGCTACTAATCTCCTCAACACTCAAAACCCTGCTCACTCTTATTTTGAGGGGCCTTATTACGGTGATGACTCGGTATGTAATCCTCCTACAGGCATTAATATACTCCCTCTATACAACTGGGATGAAATAAACGAGGACTTTGATAATAGCAGCAGCACGGTGCCTATTAACATACAAGCCAGTGCCCTTACGAGCTTGACTACAGGGGCTGCTGGCAGCTATGTGCTTTATGTGTCTAAGACGAGCGCTACACCTTCAACTATGGACTTGAGGATTGTAAGCGCTTGTTCAACGGGCGTTCCTAACTGGTCGGTAGATGTGGATTGCCCTCGTATATTGACTGGTTTTGCTTCAAGCGCTAAAGCTAGTACTGAGGTAGACATATGCAATTCTATTATTAACTCTACGCTTTATAACTTACCCGTGACAAACCCTAATGCATTTGGTATTCCTGCCGTTCGCGACTGGGTGTTTAAAGACAACCTCGGTGAGGATGTAGCTGACGACGGTTATTATAAGTTAAGTGGTGGCTCAATAGGATGTACCTATATCAGAGTTGTAAATGGGGTTATCGCATCAAAAACAAACTAATGGCTGAGACGTTAACATATTCACAGGACGTAAAGGGATGGCCTTCGTTCTACTCATATATACCTGAGTGGATGGCTGGTATGAACAACTACTTCTACTCTTTCAAGGGAGGTAATCTGTACAGGCATAACACCAATGAGGTGCGCAACCAGTACTACGGGGTAAATTACTCATCGCAGATGACCAGTATCTTCAATGACAACCCGACGGACAACAGCCTTTGGAAGACGATGGAGCTGGAGTCGGACCAGGCTTGGGAGATAGAGCTGGAGACAGACATCCAAAACGGGTATATTGATGAGGCGTGGTTTGAAAAGAAGGAGGCTGTGTTTTTTGCGTTTGTCCGAAACCCTGATGGTGAGAACGGCGAGCCCGCCTTGACGATTGACCCTTCGCAGTATGTCCTACGCTCGGTTAACGGCATTGGCTCTAATACCACTGTAGCGGCTGGAGTCATCACCTTTGGTTTCCCTATAAGCAGCATCTTATCTATTGGAGATATCCTGTACACTATAAACCCCACTACCCCAGGCGTCCCTTTGTTAGTTGGTCCTGTCACTGCTTTCTCAGCGGATAGAACCGAGGTCAGCTTTACGTTGTCGGCAAGTGGAATAAACCCGCAGGACACGTGGTATATGATGGGCGTAAAGAACGCACAGGCAGAATCCCACGGGGTACTCGGACACTACTGCAAGTTTATCGCGACCAACTCATCGACTACTGCTACGGAACTTTTCGTAGTAGAAAGCCAGATGATGAAATCGTATCCTTGATTCTAATTATCTTTGACTAAACATAAATCTTATGGCATTTGTAACAGCAGCACTACAGTTAGCTTCGGCGGGCGTAAGTACGTACCAAGCCATTGAGGCTAACCGTCGCATTAAAGACGCTCAGAAAGCCGCTCAGAGAGCGACGCGCGAGGCAAAACGCCTCACTGAGATTAACCCTATGCAGGAGCTTTCTGTCCCTACAGAAGCCTATATGCAGGCACGAGAGAGCCAGCAGCGATTGATGGCTCAGCAAGTACAGGCAGCACAGGAGGCTGACCCGAGGGGTGCGGCACGTAGCGCGGGACTCGCTGTCGGTGGTAGCCTCGCTTTAGAAGACGAGTTGCGGTCGGCTCAGGAAATGATGCAATACAGAAGGGATATAGCTGTAAAAGGTCAGGACGTAGCTAATATAGCCGCTCGACGAGGTATCGCGGAGGCGGAGGCTGCTGGAGCTCAGCAAGCTGCTGCTGACTCACAGGCGGCTCGAGCTGCCGCTATCACCTCGGGAGCTGAGATGCTAGCTGGTGTAGGAGCTACGATTGACGCTGGTCAGGCGTTGTATAAGCAAGGGCGTGGCTCTAAGATGATTGGTAAAGAATTACAGGGAGATATGCGAAATGAGTTCCTAGCACAAGCCACTCCTGTATTACAGCAACAGATGCTTGGTATGTCAGCTGGTCAACGTGAACAGTTCGCTCGACAATATGGCCTTGACCTAGATACTATGCAGTCAGCTTTAGGAGAAGATGGTAACTTCGGTGATTTCTTAGGCTCACTCGGTGGTCTAACACAGCAAGAGCTTTTGAGTCAGGGGTTAACGATAGACCAGATAAAAGCCGCTAGGAAATGAGCTACTATAAGTACGTAAAGAGAGACGAGAAGAGCAGGGTAGACTGGGGTGCTATTACTAGCAACCTTGTTGATACGCTAAAAGAGCAGGAGGCGGACCGCGAGAAACAACGTGAGGCCATTGACGCTTCGTCTCGGGCTACAGGAGATATCTTGTCCGATGCTCCGCAGGGGGAAAATAAAGCTGCCAACGAGTGGATTCTAAACGCTTCGTCTGACGCCTCTCAGTACTTAATGTCTCAGAACCGACTGCTAAAGTCTGGTCTCCTTGACCCTCGTGAGTTTACTGTCAACCGACAAAACGTAGAGGATAGCTTCAAGGCTTTGCAGGATGTATCTAAAAATGCTCAACAGTATTACAAGGAGACAATGGACCGCATTGAGAACAATGAGTCTATCGTCGGTATGGAGGGGGCAATACAGGAGCAGCTCAATAAGTTTCAGAACTGGTCTAAGACACAGGCGTTTGTGAATCCTACCAACGGAAAGATTAGCATAGGTATGCTTGATAAAGATGGTGGTCTCTCTAAAAACGCTTCCGAGTTTAGCAGCATTGAAGGCATTACCAATCGTATGCGCTCTCGTTATGACAGGTATGATTACTCACCAGACCTACAAAGCTGGATAGACGGAGTCGGTAAAGACGTAAGGGTAGTTCGTAAAAAAGGTGTACTAACCCTTTCTGACGCTAGTCAAGACGCTGGATTCCAAACAGCGCTTGATGAGCAAGTGGGAGCTCTTGTTGATAGCAATCCCATTCGCGTTGTAAGTATACTAGAGGAGCTTGGACTTATCGATGGCTATGACATTGACGGGGAAAATACCACGCAGAAAGGCGATAAGTTCAATGTAGCTATGAAGAATGAGAACGACGGCATTGTTATGCCAGAGGTTACTGATGATATGAAAGCCAAGGCTCGTGAGTTCTTAAGTGGGCAGATGCTTAATATGCTTGACAAGGAGCAGACGGCTATGCCAGAGGACAGGGCTGCACAAGCCTTTAACAGGGTGCGAAATGCGGGCGCTAAAGATGACGCTGCTGTATTGGATGCGGTAGGGCTTTTGTACTCGGGTAGTAAAAATGATATTGACTCTGCCGTTAAGTCACTTGCTGGTTTGAACCCTAATATTCAAAGTATACAGCGAACTAATAGAGGAGTTACGGTTATTTACAAAAATGGCGACGCGTCAGACCTGCCGTTCTATAAAACAGATGGCGACGGAAACGTTATAGCAGGTCCTGAGTTTTTGATAGACGGTAGAAACTGGACTACTGGCGCCGCTGGTTTGATTACTGGGATTACAGAGAAGAATTACAATAAGATAGCTGAGGAATCTAGCTGGAATCCTATGTACGATGAATTTACCGTAGCTAAAGTTTTCGAGCCTTATGATGAATCGGAAGCAACGTTTGGGTTCTCCTATGGAACTACTGCTAAGGACCCGCTGAAAGCTGTTCAAGATATAAAGGCTGGCGTTACTGCTGAGCTCTTTGCGTCTGATGACGAAGATACCGTAGCCAACAGTGTCAGTGAAGTGGTCAGCAAGTTAGGGTTTAATGTAGAGGGTGTTGGTCTTATTCGGGATGTGATAAAGGTTACAAACCCCGTTACAGGGGAATCGGTAGAGATTAAAACTTCGGATAGCGAAGCCGCTAAAAACAACTTATTGTCATTCATAAATAGCCAGGTAGCGACAGCAGAGGATATAATGAGAGTAAATTTGCAGTCAGGAGGAACGGGGACTATAGACTACAGCACTTTTAATTAACTAAGAGATGAACGAACAGGTAATTGACGACTTATATGCGCGAGCCTTACAGAGTGGTTACAAGAAAGGACGTGCTGATTTCGTTCAATTGATACAATCAAATGATGATGTATTCAATGATATGTATCAGTATGTTCAGTCTAAGGGATATGCTAAAGACGCTCAAAGTTTCTCCTCCCTTGTAGGAAAGCGAACCGCCCCCACTGTAAAAAAAAAAGTTACGGCATCCGTATCGGAGCCTGGTTCTTTGGTCTCACCAGAGCCTCAAGTACCTGTTGCAGAGGCTGTCGTTGAGGAAGAGGTTCAGGACTTAACGGTTGCTGAGCCTGACTTCTTTGAGGAGCGTATGGCTATGGTATCTCCTCAACTTATTGACCGAGGTGATGAGGACCAGGTGGCTCAAGAACTTACCGATGTATTTAAGCCATACGGATTTGAGGTAGAGCCTACAAGCATAGGCGATGCGCTAAAGGTAACCGCAGCTAACGGACAGACTATTGAGGTTGACCTTGACCCTATGGAGCTTCCGTCTTTCCTAAGCGTAGGGCGCTTTGGTTTTACTGGCGATATGGACACTGAAACGGAGAAGTCAGAAGCGAAAAAGCTACAAAACTTTTTGAGAAAAAATCGACAGGAAGGGTTGGATGCTCCTCGTAGGCTTGTAACCCAAGAGCAAATCGACAATAACGTAAAGAAAATTAATGACGCCGAAGAGGTAATCAATAAACAGTTCTTGTCTTACGTAGAGCGAAAAAGTATTTTTGACGCCGAGTTTGCTGAAGCTTTCCCTGTGAATGACGTGCAGGCAGTAGCAGCTGACCCAGAGGGGTACAATGATTTTGTACAAAGAGGCAGGGACTTAGATATTGAAGCTCAGGGATTACGTCAGAACGATGAGCTTCTTAAGGAACAAGGTAGGGAGCTTGATAAGGCGGCTGGAGAGTACACGTCTATGCTTGCCAATAGAGGTGATTGGGGTGGAGGCTTGTGGAACAAAATGCTAACGGGTATCGGAAGGATTTCTGAAGAGGCGTACAACGTAGCAATGGATAAGGTTACGGGGGCAATCCCTTTGATGACCACCGACCCTGCTTACTACCAGTCTCGTTTTACCGAGGAGGCTGAACGAAGAGGTATAACCCCTCCTTACGGGACAGATGGAGCTAAAGCCACCAGAGCTGAGTTCCTGAGTTTTATGACCAGTATAGACTCCGATGTTCGCAATGAAATTGGAGACAAAGTTGTTGATGACTATAAAAAAGAACGGAAGTTTGGGGAGCCAGTCGATGTAGAAAAGGCTGTGAACCGATACTCTCAATACGCTGCTTCTGAAAATATGAAGCTGAAGGGTGGTGAACTTGAGGCCGTTCGTAATGGGCTCTTGAATGTACTAGGCGATTCAGAAACCACGCCTGAGTGGACTCAGCTAAAAGAGCAGGGTTTTTGGGGAGGTGCCTTTTTAGGTTTGGCGGAGTCCATACCAGCTATGGTTATTCCAGGGGGATGGGCGGCTCGTACGGCGGCTATGTATGGTCAGGTTGCGAGCCATCTAGGGCAGGAGATGGCTAGCATCCCTGAGTTTCAGGATGTGTCTGAGAAAGAAAAAGCTATGTTCAAGCTACCGCTTGGAATTGTAGTGGGTGCATTAGAAAGTATTGGTTTTAGAAACGTAGTTAATCAAAAGGGATTGCTTAATAGCATACTTATGCAGGCTCTTAAGAAATCCCCTAAGAATGTAACGGGTAAAGCTTTTAATGATATTGTAGACCGAGAGGTAAACAGTATGATAAGTAGGGGGCTGCTAAAAGTGGGAGCTGGTGGTCTTGCTGAGTTTGAGACTGGTCTCGCTCAAGAGATTGCCGATATAACAGGTAAAGAAATTTACAATGCTCTAAAAGAAAAGGAGATGTTTGATACTCCTGAGTCTTTTGGTGAAGGATTAGAGCAGGTTGTGATTGGCGGACTTCAGGAGGCGGTGGGCGGTTTAGTGTTAGGCGTTCCAAATGCAGTAGCCACTTCTTCCGTTAAGAAGGATTTTACTGATATGGACGACGCTACGTTTGAGCTTTTTCAAAACGTAAGCAAACAAACGGATAGCGGTCAGTTGAGCTATCGCCATATGTTTTATACGAACCTTAAGTCTAAAATTAACCAAGGTAAAATAAGTAAAAAGGAGGCTCAGCAACAAATGGATAACCTCGACGAGGTAATTGCCGTTAACCGAGATATCCCGTCCGACTTAACGATAGACCAGCAGAAGCGTTCTCTTGGTATCTTACTTAGGAAGAAAGACTTACAGGAACAAATTGAAGGGAAAGACCCTATCCTTGTGAAGCGTCAGCAAGAAGAACTGAACGGACTTAACAGGGAACTAGACCAGATACTATACGGAACACCAGAAACAGATGCCATTCAAGAGCCAAGCCCAGAGACGGTGGATGCACCAGAACCTACCCGAGGTAGCGAAGCGGTGGGAGAAGGAGTACCCGACATCGGAGAACCTACCGCAGAGGTTGAAGCCGAAGACCAAGTTGCAGAAGCGGCGCCGACAGCGGAGGTCGCGGTAGAAGATGACGAGTCTGGAGGCAGTGCTGAATTTAGGGAGTTTAACAAAGGTCGTCGTAACCTAGAGGAGAAAGGTTATACGCAGCAAGCTGTACGGGACATTATTAGCCAAGCAATATCCTCACTGGATATGGGTAGGGCAGGCGACGTAAGGAAATTAGTTAACTCATTTAAAAAACTAAAAGCCGAGTCCATCATACCAAAAGCTGCGGATTTGTCATCGGGAGATACTGTTGGTATGGCGATAATGGATTCGTCAGAGAATCTGTCTAATGATATTTACCGTTCACTGGCTAGAGGGGAAGTTTCGTTAGAAGAGTTTCAGGCTTTCGCAAAGAAATTTAATCAACCACTACCTGAAGCTGCGCCTGTGGTAGAAGAAACTGTGTCGGAGCCGACACAAGAGGTGACGGAGGAAGAGCAGGTTGACATCGACGATTTCTTCAGTGATAAAGAGATAGACGGCGTAGACAAGGTAGATGACAACTTAGTGGTGAACCGCAAGCAGCTCAGCGAAGACAAAGCGGAGACAGCTCAGGACGAGAGAAAGATAAGCCGCATCAAGCAGATAGCTAAGAAGGCGGCGGTATCGCTGAAGAAGCAGTTCCCTGATGTAAGGATTGTACTTCACGAAACAGAAGGGCAGTATAAGCGCTTTGCTGGCAAGCGAGCTCGAGGGGCTTACGTAAAGGACGACAAGACTAAGACTATTCATATCAACCTCAGCATAGCGGACCTCTCAACTGTCCCTCACGAGGTGTTCCACGCATTGCTTTTGGAGGCTGCTGCAACCGACCCGCAGGCGTTGGTGATAGCGCGTAATATGCTGGAGTCGGTTCGGAAAGTTGTCGACCCTAAATCCGATATGTCTAAGGCTATCGAGAAGTTCGTCGCTAAGTATGAGGACGTACCTGTCATCCAAGACGAAGAGTACCTCGCCGAGCTGATGGGTATCCTTTCGTCGCAGTACCGTACGCTGGACAAGCCAAGTAAAAATACAATCAAGGAGTTCTTGCGTAAGCTAGCCAAGCTAGTGGGTATCGACACCAAGTTTGGTTTAGATGAGTTCTTCGGTCCTGAGTTCTTGGAGAGAGACGAGCAGGTCATCGACTTACTCAATACCATATCAGGCAAGGTATCCAAGGGGCAGTTTATTGAGGCGGCTGACGTGAAGACTATGGGTGATATCCTTGCTGAAGCCACTCCAGCTGAGCAAGCACAAGCACAGCGTGAAGTTAGAGACTTCAAACGTAAGGAGAGGGAGAGGAAAGCTGCTGAAGACAATCTCATTAACAGGAGTCAGGCTGCTTCTAATTTTACTGACGAACAATTAACCGCATTTGCCAAGGAAGGTATTCTATTTCACGGCTCTGATATGCAGAAAGAGTTTTTCGATAGCCGTTTTATAAAAGAGTTTAATTACGGATATGGATTTTATTTCACTGGAGTGCCAGCGCTAGCTCGTAAGTACGGAGATAAACTTTCCTTTGTTGACACCAAGCAGTTTAATTTACTAGACGGCGATGAGGATATAACTCAGGAGGACGCTCAAGATATGCTTGATAACCTTCCTGGATATGGGCTAGACAATGAGTTTGTAGAGGAATTTCTTCAGGATTATATCGATGATGAGGGTTTTGAAAACGACCCACAGTCTTGGTCTATGTTTATCACTGAGTACATATCAGATTATGAATCCAAAGCTGAGATATTTTCTGAATACTTAGAGTCTGAGTTGGGATTCGATGGTATGACTACTGTTGAGAACGCTGGAAAGGGGGCTGTTCCTACAGTAGCTGTTGTATGGAACTTCGATTTACTCAATGACAACGTCTTACAAGACCCTACTAAGGAAAAAGTCATTGAAGAGGAAGCTCCCAAAGAGGTAACTCGAAAAGAAGAGGCTACTAAAGATGTTCTAGACTTTGTATCTCTCGTCAGCAAGGGAACGAGTGAGGATGTAATATATCTAAACAATAGGAAGGCTACACCGCGTATGCAGGTGGTTACCGAGGAAGACGGTAAGCCTGTGACGTTCTATCACGGAACGGATAAGAAGTTTGACAAGTTCGAACCACAGAAGTCAACGCGTACGATTCTGATGTCTCAGTACGAAGTGAAGACGCCTGCTATATTCTTCACCCCTGACGAGGCGGAAGCTCGGGAGTATGGAGATAATATCATCCCCGTAAACCTACAGTTTGAAAAGCTAGTCGAGGACAATATCGACGAGGCGGCTCAAATCATAACCGACTACTACGTAAAAGAGAAGGACGGTGTTATCGAAGTGCAGGATGGTGTCGTTGACCTTTCCGATTACTATGACGAAGCTACCGATTCTTACAATAACAACTGGGTCAAAGACGTACTTGACGAAGCAGAAGGTATCGACTGGATGCTCCTCGATGAAGAGGCTTTGGTAGAAAAGTTCAAGGAAGCTGGCTTCGATGGAACTAAGGTGTACGAAGGAGATAAAGCTTTCTCTGTAGCCACATTCTATCCTGAGAATATCGTAAGGCTAGACCAAGGTGTGGCTCCACGCCAGCAGGTTTCAATAACAGATACCGATAGTACCAACCCGTCTTTCGAGAAGGGCAGTATGAAAGACTTTAGTGTTGAGGGCGGTATCCTTGAAATAGGTAAAGTTAAAGGCGCTAAACAATCTAGCGTCCTTCGTCTAAGTGTCGACGAAGATAACCGTAGGCAAGGCAAGGCCACTGAGCTTTTAAAAAGCGCTCTAAATTATACTAACGGTATGCTTTCGGCTATGGCGTCTAAGGATGCGGCTGTAGGTTTAAACTATAAGTTGGGTATGCGAGCGTTTTCTCCTGATGGTAATGAATTATCTCTTGAGGAAACCAAAAATCAACGAGCCGAGAACGCAGGGGAGTCTATCCGTATGGAGCTACCCGATTCTAAAAAGGGCAACAACTACAAAGCCTTTGACGAAGGGATGGCTCCTCGCCAGCAGGTAGCTGACATACCTCAGTCTGCTAAAAATGTCCTTTACGGAGACAGCGATGTTCTACCAAAACCGTCTAAGAAAAAGTCAAATTCACAGGTAGCGCAGGACCTAGCTGAGGTAGCGGCTGAGTATTATGGCGGTGAGATAATTACAAGTAAAACGATTACTCCAGAGCAAGAAGAAACCATTACTGAGGTAGGTACAGAGGAGGCTATAGCTGCTTTTGAGGATAGTGGAAAGAGCGCAGCCGACTGGTACTCTACAGCGATTGAAAAGGCTATGGCTGTGGCGGCAGTTATTCACCCATCTCTAAGTTCGAAAGAAGAAGCAAGTAAGTATGAGGCTTTTGCCAAAGAAAAAGACCCTGTAGCGGCAGCGAACTTTGTTATGCGCGTCGCCTTGGCTATTACCTCGCAGAACTTAAACGTAGAGGCCAACGCGAAATATGCAAACGAGCAGTTTGATATATTTAAAAAGACAGGTCGATTTGATGCATCTAGAGAATACGGAACCAAAGCAAAGTCGATATCATCTAACTTAAGACTGGCTAACGTTCTCGTCGAAAAGATTGGCCTGAACGCAACAGAGGATTTTGTCCTTCAAGAGTTCAATGTGTCTGAGCTAGAGGTGGCGGCGTCAAAGGCTTTAGGCAAAAACATAAAAGTATCTGGCCTCCGTAACGATAGCGTAAACGGAGCGGCTTTATTCGGTCCTAAGATTGGTCAAGGCTTCCTACAGAATCTGATGGGTAAGTTTGACCCCGTAACGATAGACCTGTGGTTGCGGCGCACTTGGGGGCGATGGACAGGAGATGTAGTGGGAGTGGGAGTAAAGGAAGAACGTATGGCTCGCTTGTTAAATGGATTAAAAGAAGCCAAGAAAGACACGGGAGTAGAGGTGCCTGACGTTATGAAAAAACATCGAGTCGTAAGAAAGGTGCGGCCCTCAACGGGCGCCTCTTACGATACGATGTCTGATAAGTTTATTTCTGAGCTCGAGGAGGATGCAGACTTCAGAGATAAGATAGCTGCTTTTGCTAAAACGCTATCAACTAAAGGAGACCTTATGTACAAGCTCATCAAGAACGAGCCTATGTCGGACGGTCTTTACAAAGCCTTTATATCTGGTGAGAAGACGTATGGTCAAACAGCGAATCAGTTACAGCGTATTAAGGATAAGCTTTCGGCTAAGTACAAGGACTATGTCTCTAAAGAAAAAGCTAAAGGAAGAACTCCTCTTAAAAAATCAGAGTGGGTAAAAGGTCAGAACCAAAAAGACGGTCGTGTAAACTCTCCCAATAACGAAGCTATATCAGCTCGTAAACCAGAGTGGGTTAAAGCGGCGACTTCCATAACGAATGACCTCAAGCCAATTGACATACCTACCAATCAAGACAGGAAGGTAATTACTCGTATTGTAAACGATATAAAAAAGCGTATGACCGAGCAAGGGTACCCCGTTACCAACGCTGACGTTCAGGCTTTGCTCTGGTATCCCGAGAAGGATATCTGGGCTAAACTAAGGGGAGAAAAAGAGTCTAACTTAAAACAATCTTATGATGACCAATTCATTAAAATCGCAGAGCAAAAAGGGCTCGGAAAAGAAGCCAAGTCAGCCGCAGAAAATGTTGAGCGTAAACGAGCCGCACAACCTAGCGGAGTTGATGAGCGAAAAACAGATGTCGGAGTTTCTCGACTTACTGATAAAGAAGGCGTAGCCCCTCGCCAGCAGGTTATCGAGGACGTGACGGCAAAAGAGCTTGACACTCCGTTAGACAGGCAGCAAAGGGTGTTTAGGTCTGGAGACTTAGAAAATAAAGCTGAGCCTCGGTGGAAGTTTAGGTCTAGTCGAGAGACTGGTCATTTTGGAACAGGGTTTTACTTTTTTGGAACTAAAGAGCAAGCAGACAAGTACGACGCTAGGGATGTATCTGAGCTTGATATCGATAAATACAACTTAGCAAAGGCGACTAAAGAACTTCACCAAGCACTAAGAGTAATCAACGACCGTTACAATGAGTATTATACAGCTGAAGCTGTTGATGAACTAAAAAAGGAACCTTTAAGGCAAGCGGTGCCTACTTTTTTTATTGAAGAGGTAGCTGAAGCAGCGGGGATGGATGTCATCAGTGAAGCTGAGGCAGAGGCCGCAGCAACAGAGGTGACAAAGGCTTTGACGAAGGATGGCAACCCTGCGTTCGGGGACTCTGTTTCTACTCTAGTGATGAAGGCCCTGGGATTTGACGGTGTAAATGCTGTAGGGACTAGTTTGGACAACTCAAAATACGGCACAGTAATCTATGACCTTAAAGAAGACGTAGCCCCTCGCCAGCAGAAGCCTTATCCATCAGGCCCCGAAGAGGCTGCAAAGATGGGCTACCTCGTTCACGCTTCAGATAAGTCTCGCGACTCATTTGACAAGAAGTTCATCAAGGGCAGAAACAGAACAGAACTGGGCGCGTTAGGTTTTTACTTTACAGCTAACGCTCAGAAGGCAAAGGACTACGGAGGTGAATACACCTACATAGACCCCGCGGATATGAACCTGTTAAACCTCGACGAGGTAAAGGGAAATAAACTACAAGGCTTCCTGTCTGACTTAGAAAGAAATCTAGGTAAATTGTCATCCTACAGAATGCGGCTTATAGCGGCTCAAGACAAAACTAGAAGCATTTCAGAATTCAACGAGCTTGATGCCGAACTAAAAAAGGTTGACGCTCAAATAAAAGCCCAGTCTCCTTTTGGCACATCGGCTAGTTCTCAGGATAGAGTGCTTAAGGCGTTAAAGAAGGCGAAGGCTAAAAATCTTATGGAAGCCTATAGGGTGTCTGAATACGCAATAGAGAGTAGACTCGGCAGAAAAAGCGATACTGACGCAGCGTTTAGCGATTTGCTTTTTAACGCTGGATACGACGGGATTTACGAAGGACCTGGCTTATACAAGGTAGCAATTTTCGATATAGACGGCCTAAATGATGCTATCGTAAGGGATGACGTAGCCCCTCGCCAGCAGTTGAGTGATATCGCTACTCCGCTTCCGCGTCAGCAGAAGTCGGTACGTGAGGTGGTGCAGCAGGCGCGAGACAATAACTTCAAGGACGCAGCAACCAAAGACTTCCTCCAGCGTAAGGGTGTACCAACAGCAGATATCGACAAGGCCATCAAGACCTTGGACGATGTGTATGCCCGAGTGATGAAGGAGATTGACGGCGTCATCACTAAGTCTCAGAAACGTGGTGTCGACTTCGACACACAATTGAAGAACGCGCTGGCTTACCTACAAGGCACTAAGCTCTACGAGGATACCACTGATATCCACAGGGAGAAGTTGATGCGTGAGGTACGCGCTAAATTCGATAAGAAAGAGAAGCGAGCACCGTCAGCGAAGCGTATCCTTGGAAACATCAAGGACGTCAAGAAGGTGACGCTATCCGAGAAGGAGGCGCTCAAGATGCAGCTGAGGCTTGTCGCTAAGACCGCTAAGACCACAGCTAGAGCTTTGGTGGTGGCGGGCAATGAACTGACTAAGTCACTGAAGGAGATGGTCAAGGGTGGTGTCATCACTGCCAATCAGATGAGCTCTGTCCTGCGTCGGTTCAGCCGAGTGGACTTGTTCAACCCTGCCAGCATCGATAGCTTCTTGGACTATATGGCTAAGATATTCGCCGATGCGGAGTACGGAGCGAAGATTGCTAGAATCAAGAAGCTACTTCCCCGAGCCAAGAAGAATATAAAGTCTAAGATTGGCGTTGCCGACGTGCTCGGAGATACCCTCACTAAGCTGTTCAATGTCAACCCTACGTTGATACCGATGGAGATGCTTGAGGACTATCAAAATCTCCTTGAGATGATGGGTGCTGCAAAGAAGGTGCTCCCACTTGCAGACATCAACGACGTAACGGAGATGGCTAATAAGCTCCTGAACGCGGTGTACGAAGAGGTATCTATGGCTGAGGACTTGGCCGAGGTATTTGCGAACTACGAGAATAAAGTCATCAAGGACGGTAAGCTCGACTACGCAGCTACCGTTCGCGCTATGATAGCTGACCAGACCATATCAGAGGCGGAAGCCACTGTAATGATTAAGTATAAGTCTCGTATCGTAGAGCCTACAAAGAAAGAACCTAAGACCGAGGCAGAGCTAGCCGAGGAAAGGGCGGCACTTATGTCGGCGGTTGAGGCTGCCAAGGTCAACGTCTCGCGTCTGGTTATGGAAGAGGAACGAACCCTAGCTCGTCAGCTCTCCAAGCTGATGCGTACCGAGGCTATCGAGAGGCTCAGCAACCAGCAACTAGAGACGCTGCTAGCTGTCATCGACAACATCAACAACGGCTTCGTGACCCACGCGGCTAATAGGTTGTATGTAAATATGAACGCTTTAAACAATGATAATCAATTGGCAGACTCTTTACAGGAAGCTGACCCGTTATCCATATCAAAGTTTGTAGCCAAGGTAAAAGGTGGTATTACTCAGAATAATAAATTCTTTGAAGCTATCAAGAGACGACCATTGGCATATATAGATTCATTGTTCGGAGACTTCAAAACTAACCGTATATACAACTCTGTATTTAGACCATTGGCAAAAGCTTTTGATTCTATGAATGTAGAGATTCAAAGAATCGAGGAGCGGTTAGATAATGCAGAAAATGTAGTAAGAAAGTCTTTTAAACGCAATCCAAATAAAGTTCGCTTGTCATCGTACAAGAGGATGACATATATGTTACAGCGTGAGTTTGAAGCTAATCCTGATAACGGACAGGTAAACCCTGCTGCTGACTTCATACGGGCCACCATTGACCACATCAATGAAGGCAAGTCTTTCTTCAAGGGCAGAGACGCAGAGATGCTTCAGCAAATACTTGACGACTTCGGTGTAAGCATTAAGGACGCGGACGGAAATGAAGTTATACAGATTGACTCTCAGAAGCTGTACGACTCATTCAATAAAGCAGAGCGAAATGCACTTGCCGTAGCTGAAGACATAAACAAGTCTCTTGCAAGCAAAGCTTCATTTACAGCAGCAGTAATTCAAGGTAGAAGAGCCGATATATTAAACCAGTACGCACACCATAACGTACTGAGTAGTAGCGAGCAGGCTGACAAGTCAACAAGTATATCAGAAATTCAGAAATACAACCAGTCACTTCGGGCCTCTACCAAAGCTAAGAATTCAATTGAGCGTACGGGAGCCGTAACTCCATTGAACTTTGATGTGTTAACGTCGGTGTCGCGAGGCGCTAAAATGATGCTAACAGACTTCTACCTTACAGACCCTGTACGCACATCACGAAAGACCATATCGAATACGCGTAAAGTTTTAGAGGAAAGGGGCAACGCAACAAAGCAGGACAAAGAAATATTAAACGCAATTGACCAAGCCCTTGAACTTGCCCTTGACGACGTCTTAACCAAGACTTTTACGCAGGGAACTATGGTAGACAACATCATTCAGTACATATCGAAGACGGGCTACCGAGTAGTTTTGGCTTCAGTGAGTCGTTTTGGAGCGGAAGGGTTGAGTAATAGTGGATTTGTATCCTTGTTTGCTCCGAAACAAATGGCGTTGGGTTTGTCGAAAGAGAATATGAAACTGTCCATTGGTAGTGAGGGAACCGCAGTAGATATTCTGTCTGCTCTAGGTAGCACACAAATTTCTAGGTTATTTCCTGACCAGATGCTGTCTGGACGTATGATTGACACTTCAGTTCTTGGGGAAAAGTCTGGAGATAAAGGGGGTAGAGCTTATGGCGAGGTAGCCAACAAGATGTTGCAGATATATAATGGAGTAGTAAAACCTGGGAAAGAGGGTGTCGAGAGGGTGGCTGATGGATTAATATCTACCCCAGATAAAGCCGTTATCCGACCGCTATGGTTTGGGTCTTTTGAATATAAGTTCGAGGAACTTACAAAGAAGAAACCAGATATGGACAAGATAGCCGCAAACGATGAGGCTTATATGGATGCTAATCAAAAAGCCCTAGACGAAGCTACTGACTATGCGGACCAGATGACGACATTTGCTGGAGCCGCCGACAATCCATTCAAAGGTCTTCTTAAAGGCAAGTACCCGTCAAGCGTGAAGCAGTCGGCTATGCTTCAGGCGTTTAACATATCTAACAGCTTTATGACCCGCTTCTTGATATATGAATTTATATCAGCTCAAATAGGAACGTACGCTATGATGGGTAGGGGTATGATTTCTAAACGTCAAGGTGCGGCACTCCTCGGGGCTGTTGCCACCCGTATGGTAGTGTATACTTTGTTAACCACTGTATTTGCTCAGATATTTAAGCAAGCGTTTGGATTGGGTGATGAGGAAGAAGAGAAAGATATAGAGAAGCAGTTCGGTCAGGCACTGGCCTCTACTGCCGTCAGCCTTATAGTAGGCCGAGACTTCGGTAACGTAGTGAAGGGGCTCCTTAACTACGGAGTGGAGAACCTCAACGAAGAGTTCCTAGACGAGCTACGTGACGGAGACTACGACCCGTACCGCGACGCTATCGCGTACACCTTTGTTCCGCCAGACAGGGAGTACAAGTCCAACACGCTAGCCGATTACATCCGTAACCTGATGGGTCCGTTCGGACCCTTCTATAAGATGGCGGAGTTCGGAGTGAAGACGCTTAGCGCCGACGAGAAGAAAGACCCAGCGGCACGTATACGTCAGCAGCGAGAGCTCAACGAACGACTCCCGCTCGAGTTACTTGGAAACTTAGGATTGATTCCTCTGTACCGTGATATAAGGGCGCTCTTACTAGCCGATATCTACAAGGGTATGGGCAAGGAGAAGAAAGGAAGTAGTACGGGTATGACTAAGGCTGAAAAGGCTCAGATGAAGGAATACTTCCCAGAAATGTATGAGATGCAGATGCAGCTAGAAGAAGATATGAAGAACCCTGAGCTCGAACGTATGATGAAAGAGCAGGAGAAGGCTATCGAAGAAATGATGAAGAGTTTAAAATAAAGATGAAACCAGGGCGAAGAGGGAATACAAGATGGCTACATTAAGTATGCAGACAACGATTACGTTGATGACTTCTTTTTTCATAGCAGCATATCTGTAATGTTCTTGCCCATAGATATATGGATATAGGACACCTCTTTTCTCTTGGTTTGACCCTTGTCCCACTGCGTTTTAACTGGAAGTGTCTTGAACGACCACACCAAGCTGTTGGTCTTCTCAAGGTGATTTAAATCGAAAGCCCACACTCCTTCAGGTGTTGAGTTTAAATATATAGAGCGGGTGCCATTGGAGTTGGATTCCTTTAAAAGCCTGTCCCATTTACCTCGCTCTATCATAAGGTCGTCATAGTGTCGGCGTCGACACTTTAACTCTATCTGCATATTGAGGTCCTCGCTAAAGCAATCGTATGTGCTGTTGCTTTTTTTGTATGAGAGGAGGTCTGGTATAAGGTGCTTTTGAAGTGCATTGTAAAGGTCTTTTTCATTTTTGTATCTCATCCTCTGCTGAATCTGCTAAATCACTTAGACGTTGATTTAGTTTCATCACGCTGGCCCTTAACCCTTGATAGTCCTCATCTACAAAGCTCTCATATATTTCGTTAACTAGGTCGTGGAGGTCCCCTACCACATAATTTATATGGTTGATTCTCTTAATCGTTTCCACGTCCCACTTGCTCATCTATCTCAGTAGTATTTTGGCCTCTTCGGGGTTGATGGTTTTAATCGCTTGATAAATCTTACGTGAACTTTTATGAACCTCATCTAGTTCTTTCTTCAAAGAATCAGAGCCTAGTCTGGTGTACATAAAGCAGTCCATTTTCAAAAGCGCATCAATCTTTTGTTTGTCGGTCCAGGTTTTGAATCCTAAAATCTTGTCAATGTCGTTTACGTTATAAGCCATTGATTAGTGTGATTAATTTAGATTGTAATTTTTCTTCCTTACCCTTGGGGAGTCTAGTCTTGAGGGTATGAAAGATTTTTGAAAGGCGACCTTCGTTGTTCTCACATACATCGAGGTTGCTTTTTACTTCTTTCAATTGTAAAGATAGTGCATCAATAGAATCTCTCAATTCGTATATATAGCTCCTCAACTCCACTGAGTCCATATCGTAGACGGGGTCGTAATTTACATTGTGGGATACACTCACTCTATTGTACACTTTATTTAGCTCAGGGCATTGCTTAAAAACAATGCTTATGTCACGTAAATAATACAGTATGGTAGAGTGGGTTTTATTGATTGACTTCCCGATTTCAGTATAACTATATCCTCGATTCTTTAGCACTAGCGAGTATACCATTCGGGAATCTACATACCTTCTCTCCCGCGATGGCTCCATTATATCTAAATCGAACTCTAGGTTTATAATTTCTTTAAGCTTTGCTGATTCTTCTTTAAAGAGGGATGTGTTCATTGGATAGGATTTTATCTAAATAATTATCTGAATCGACTTCTCTAATATCAATCATCACCACCCACTCGGGCTCTTCCTTTATGTACTCTATTTCTAAAAAGATTGGTTCGCCCTCTGCATTGTGAATGACGAGCCCTGCTGTTTGAGGGAACAGGTCTCTAATTGGCAAGAATACAACGGAGTCTTCGAGTTTTACCCATATCCTCATTGCCTCTGAGATAGTAAACAACCCTTTTATACTTTCCATAAAGCTGTCCTCCGCTACAAATACTGCGTTGCTATCCTCTGTGTACTTCTGTTTTAAATCCATATCCTTCTAGCTCTTTTAATCGGTACTCCTGCAAGCGAGAGACCTTCCCTTTCGGGCGTTTAACTTCCGAGAATAAAACGTCAGCCCCTGGCTTCAAAGCCAGTATATCGGGGATGCCGTTCTTGTTGGTCTTCATAAGCTTCAGGACGTAGTACCCCTCAGCCTCCAGCTCCTTGATTCGATTGGATTGTATCTGTTGTTCGGTCATTTATGACTTTCTTCAGGTTGACCACAGTTTATACACCACCTTGATTCACCTACGTGATTGTCATAGGTGTAAAACCATCCGCAAACCTCTTTTCCTTTCTCTGTTTCTTTTTCTTTCTTCATCTTTACAAACTTAATAAATCCCTTTTGAAGTGCTTGAGCGTATAGTCTTTCTTACGCGCCACAGCTTTATATATATCCTTCTCGATGCCGCCCTCAGAGAACACCCAGTAGACATCGTTCTTGAGCCTGTCCTTAGTGGTCATCCTATCCCTTGACTGCCAATAACTTGTAGCACTGAAGTCGATGTTGTAGTAGACCAAGGCGTCAGCCTTCCTTAGCGATATCCCCTCGCGACCGCTCACTATCTGAAGGGCTATGTTCTTGCCCGTCTCGTTGAACTCGTCGAGCTCCGTAGTCAGCGCATCACCGAACACCTTCTTCAAGGCGTTGAGCTCCTCCTTGAACTTATAGAAGATACCGACCTTCTGATTCTTGAACCGCTCTCGTATGAACTCCGCCTTGCTGTAGTCCAATACCATTGACGCTCCGCTCTCAAACTTGACCGTACCCGAACACATCTGGTGTACCTTCTGCATCAGTTTGACCGCTGTGTCAGCCAGTATCACCTCCTCCTTGCCTTCGACCACCTTGTCGCGCTTGAGCTTGGCTATCATTTTTTGTGTCGAGTCCGACATTTTTACGTGCATCACGTGCTCCTTGGTGTCCACCACGAACCCAGCCTCCTTCTGAGTATACATCAACGTGTACGGCTTGACCGCATCTATGATGGTCTCCTTGCCTCCCGTATAGTCGTTGACCATATGTAGTCCGCGCCTCTGCTGCCGTACGTTTACGAACTCATTAGCGAACCTATAGAAGTTGGGGTAGTGAGAGAACGGATTCCCTGGTATCCCATACACCTGATGGTACATAGCTGAGTATGACTCAGGCGTTGGTGTGCCTGACATAAGTATGACATACGGCCTGTGCTTCGCTAGCAATGCTCGCACCTGCTTCGAGCGTTTACTAGGCTTCGGGAACGCTCCCATCGTATGCGCTTCATCACACACCACTACGTCCCAATGAGCCTCTGGTATCTTGTGGATACTCTCGTAGTTGATGACGTGTAAGTTGTAGTCAGCACCGAGCATCTCGTTGTCAGCTTCGATACTCGATATGGCTTTCTTCTTGGTAAGAAACAAGACGTTCTGTGCACCTAGCTTATCAGCAATAGACAAGCTCGTAAGCGTCTTTCCTGTGCGTACCTCCATCGCTAGGTAACACCACCCCGAGTCACGCATCTTAGCAACCGCTTTGTCGCGTATCTCTATTTGGTAGTCGCGTAGCTGTATCATAGGTTCAGCTTGGTATTGACCTCTAACTCGTGCGAGAAGCGCATACGCATCCAATTGCCCTTGGCGTCCCTGCCCTGCTCTGGCTTTACACCAGTTTTGTACTCGCTATAGAAATTAAGCCACCTGTAGAACTCTATTCTAGAAAGAGTTTTTGTAGTCCCATTTCCTCGAGCGTAGTCAGGGTAGTCCCTTATAAACTCCTCGTACAAGAAGTTCTTGTACACCTTGACCCCTACCTCCAAGTGTTGATTGCGTTCGCTATTCTCTACGAGACCGCACCACTCAAGGAACTGATGAGATGTGTCAGCGCCTAGTGTATTCTTCTTTTTATTGACCATAGGCCCTACTACCAACCCTTTGTTGATATACATCTGTAAGCACGAGACCATATAGTTGTCGAACTGGCACCACTCGTCGTCGTCCCAATCGCTGAACATAAGCTTCTTAAACTCGTCCTGTGGCGTGAATGTCTTCGTATAAAACTGATGTAGCTCGAGCTCCCACTTCCTGCGCTCGAAGCTATTGCCCCTGCCCCTGATGGTGTAGTTGGTTGTGATAGCAACCTTGGGGCTTTTCTCGAACGGGATTTTAATGGCGTCCTTGTTCTTCTTCTCAAGGGTCAAACCCTCGGTCACCACGGAGAACAAACGCTCGAACTCGAAGTTTTTCTTCACGTCATCGAAACAAAGTATCTGCGTGTCTGCCGATACCAATTGGTAAGCGAAGGAGCGTTCGAAGGCAAAGCTCTTTCCGTCAATTACTACCATCTTCTTCATCTGGGAAAGGGCGTTCATAAAGATACCCTTGCCAGTGCCTCCCTCTGGGTTATCGCTTATAACCTCGTCATTGAGTATTACAGCGGGGCAGTAGCTGAGGTTCTTGTAGCCGTGCATCATATAACCTATCGTGCTCTCCATTGAGGTGATTCGAGCCTGATTTCCGTTGCATATGTTGGATATAAATACAGTGTAATCGCATCCTTTTATCTCGCATACTAAGAAGTTTCTGTCTATGACGTGGTCTTTCCAAACGTAACCACCTAGGTCAAGATAGTCAATTGGTTTGACATCTTTTCCTGAGATACGTACCGCGCAGTTACGATAATACAGATAAGCTTTATCCTTGGTGTCAGCTATAAACAACACATCTATAGAGCTCAAAAGAGTGAGGAACTCTTCTCTAAAGTACTTTGTGTTCTCCGCAAAGTAGTTGTATACCGCTACGTCATCGAGCTCAAGGAGGTACTCAAGAATAAAATCCTTTATCTCTTTCTCTGAAGTATGGTCGATGAGGTTGTTGGTTACACGAACGAACACATAGTTCTTACTGCCCTCGGGGCAGTACTTAAAGAATCCGTTCTCCTCAAGGAAATCCTTGAAGAGTATGTGAACTATCTTGATTTGACCTTTCTCTGATTTATCCCAAAAGGTCTGGCTTGCCTGTTCTTCTTCTAAAGAATTTATGACTGAGTCAATTACTCCGCCCTCAATCGGCAAGTCTTCTAGTTGAGAGCGGATTTCTTTTTTTGATACACCACGCCGTAGTTTGTTCTTGACTTGGTTTAGCTTGTCCTCATCCTCGTAGCACTTCGTATTGAAGTTCGCTGTCTGATTGTAAGCCGAAGCCACCGTAGATTTTATCTCGTCTTCCTTGAACCCTTCGCCTTGATATCTAGCCAATACATACTCAGCGAGCGAGCGGTTGATTCCGAAGTCGTTGAACGCTGCCGCCAGTACATATGTGTTATGATTTCTCTGACCCTCGACCATAGGGTACTTCTTCTCCCACCACTTGACCAGACGCTCTACCACCTTGTTCTCATCGGTGATAGGTATGGTGGGCGCGTCCAGATGCTTATGGATAGGTGTGTATTCTATCTCATCAATCCTATCCCAGAGGCTTGAGTTGTCGTTGATATGGATTAGCGGGTCGTGAGACTCGTAGCATACCCTGCTTATATTTTTCGATGTCTTATCGAAGTGCGGGTTCTGATAGTAGTTCTCAAGTGAGTTAAAGAAGTTCTTGTGGTTGTCTATGTCGGCAGGTACTTTGACCAATACCTTGAGTCCATTTCCACTGGGAGAGATAAATACCGCGTAGCTGTACTTGCTGTCGCTGAGCTTCTTTTTGTCCGAGAGGAGGTCTTTCTTTTTCTCGTAGCCATCGAAGTCAAGGCATATGATACCACTGTGCTCCTGTATGGCTGAGTCCAACCGCTTGGTGAAGGTGCCGCTAAAACAAATGGCGGGAAGCTGTTTCTTGAGCTCATTGCGCTCGGCCTTGCGCTTCTCTGAGCGCACCTTCTTGACGATATCTTTGGTGGGTATGGCTACACCGTTGGGGTTCGCTCCATCTCTAATCCTGTCCAATACCACGCGTACATCCCTGTGGAAAGGGGTTGATGTATCTTGGATATTGCGAAATATGGTGATTTGATGCATAAAAGTGTTGAGTTATGTAGTGAAATGTTGAGTTTGTGTCGCCAATTGAAGGCTAACTCTCTGATAACCAATGGTAGTGTTAAGAATGTTAACTTTTACCCTATGAAAATGAGAAAAAAAATATATATAGAGTAGTATATATATATATATATATAGGGGAAAAAAGTCAACACACGTAAGTCGATAGAAAAGGGGTTGAGGAACAGACACCCCAACCCCCTATCGTTATGGTGTCAATCTAGAACGGAGAATCCTCCACCTCTTCTTTCTTCTTTCCCTTGCTTGGGTCAGGAACAAAGGTGTCAAGCAAGAGGTTGTAGCCGCCTGCTTTTCGAGGGGCTAGGGTAAAGCGCACCTCACCCTTCTCATTCTTATGTTCTTCCAAGAATTTAACAAACTCTTCGACACGTACTACTACGTTCCCTGTGACCCAGTCGGGCGCTTCTTTACGTGGTTCATATACATTGAACCCTTCAGCATAAATTGTATCTGACATAGATATGGTTTTATTCCCCAAAAAATTAACCTCACCCCATCGGGGACATAGAGCTCGGCTTTGTTTATAATGTCTCTCTAATGATATACGAACTCAAGTCATCGGTAGCGTTATCACCGAAGAATTGCTCGTATACCTCTAACGCCCTCTCTACCTTTTCCTCTCCGCCACGTACGAAGGCTTCGCTAGGCTCGTAGATACCCACCTGTGCGCTCTTCTTGTCGATGGCGTAGAACACCAATGGCTTACCGAATATATTCTGGTATATGTAACACTGGCTGTCGTAGTTGTACTTCTTGGCTGAGAAGCGGAACTCCTTGATGTTACTCGTGGTCTTCAAGTCGATGATGCAGTCCTTGGATATGATATCGGCTTTACCCTTCCACCACACACCGTTAAACTGCTGAACGCCTGGCACCTCAAACACGTTATCGTTCAAGTATATCTGCTCATACAACTCGAAGTTGGTCATCATAACATTCACCAAGTAGTCCATCTCTTTCTTCTCTTTCTCGAGAAGCAAGACTTCCTTGCCGCTGTCTTCCACCGCACGCTTGTATACGTTTGTGTTGCGAGAGTAGCTATCGACGAACTCCCAATCCCTTACCTTCTCAGGCTCTAGTATCGATTGGTGGAAGTACCTGCCCTTTGCGAACGCTTGGTTATCGGGTCGGCTGATGCGGAACTCACGAGGGTTGCTTAGCAGCGCACCTACATCGGAGTTGGAGATGAACTGCTTACCGAAGTCGCCATAGTAGTCACCGTCGTCACGCAAACGCTCGATAGCGTCAGCTATCTGTGCCTTGGTGAGTTTATTTAGCATCTGCTATGGCCTTCTTAAAAGCCTTCTTCACAGAAGCTGTTACCTTATACTTCGAACCAATCTCCTCTACGAGGGCATCTAATCCTTTGGCTTTATTAGCTACGATATACTTGAGTACCTTATCCCAGTTCTCATCATCTACGTCAAGCTTAAAAAGCTTCTTCTCCTTCGGCTCTTCATCTTGTGTCGGCTCCGACACAGTTTCCTCACCTGTCCATAAGCTCAACCCCAACCCGTGAAGCGCAATGGCCTTGACCGTAGAACGCATAATGGTATCGTTGATATCGCGTGATGTAACCTTCTCGATGTTGATAGAGTTGTTGCGGTTATCCATCACAGGTAGGTAGTCGATATGCTCTAAGTCATTGACCGTTACACCAACCTTTACGTAAGCAGTGCTTCCATCGGTGAAGTAGTTCATCCCTGTATGTTCGTGCTCATAGACCGTACGCTGTGCGTTGGGGTAGTGTGCTTTAAGGATGTTCCACGCGTGTGACCAAGGCAGGTAGTTGAGGTGACCTTTTTTCTTCACCTTATCTTTTACGCTTACTGCGCTGAGGGTTTTGTATGAATTGTTTTCCATAATTTTTGCTCTATTTTTTTGAGTTTAGTTTCAGTTAGTTTTAGTTGCGACTGCAAGGATGCAGTGTAACTCGGGCGGTCTTGAAAGTCGCAGTCTATCTTTTGTAACAAGACTTCTATTTTGTCTTTGTAGTTATCGATAGCGACTCTATACACACCGACGCGCCATCCATCCAGAGTAAACCTGTCGTACTGCGAGTCTGATATCTCATCGTAGTACTCTCCGTGACGCATCGTATTGTATATGGTGATAGTCCTACCCCTGTTGGAACGAACTATCTTCACTCCGTACAGAAGAAAACCTTCTGTATCATATCCATCTAGCCTGACCGAGTATTTATCACTCTCGGCAGAGCTGTATATATCATTAAGGTTATATGTTTTCAACAAAACCTTTAATGAAGGGGTCAAGCTCGCATAAGACCTTGGCTTTGGTTCTGCCGTATATAATGGTGGAATGGAGGGGCGATGAGCCTGTCCGCTCTTCTAAGAACCTCTGTATGTAAGAGATGGGAATGTCCTTCTTATCACATACCAAGTAGAATATTTGCCGAGGCTCACTACTCACGCGCTTCTTACTCATACTTAAAGGCACGTCTTCTTCTACACCGAATTGCTTACATACCTCTTCAAGGTACTCAGGCATCTTACTATGATTTAACATCAGATTTATTGGATTTTATTATTGATTAAAGATAAGGAATGAACGCGTATTAAACAAGTATTAGCTACTTTTTCTTTGGCTCATATCCTCTCTTATCGTTGCCCCATTCGTATATATAACGCGCCCATTCATTGAGGTCTTTGGTGGGGCTTACGTGTACGGTGGATTTAACTCTTGGTTTAGGCTTTGACAAATTCATTGATGAGCTTTACGTTATACATATCGCTTATCTCTTGAGCCGCAGTCAGATAGCGGGTTGCCGCTTCATCCAACTTGCCCTGCTCTTCTTCTAAGCGTACAGCCAAGTTAGCAACAGATGAAGTAAGCCTTATTGTGGCATTATAAAAGTTGGCAGAATCCTCTAGTTTATCAAGAAGCCCCTCAGCCTCTTTGTACGGTATGTTGTTTACCACCACGTCAGCATCACCCCTGTTGGGAGACAGCTTCAATCTCTCTTCCTCATTGATGTCTACAAAGAATCTGCGGTATCGCTTTCCTTTGTACTTATACACACCATACTTGCGCGGGGCGGGGCGTTCATATGAATCTATGAAATCATTGAGAACTTTGTCGCTCAGACGTCTCATCAAGTAGTCCCTTTGGCATAGAGACAACAGGTCATCGATGCCTCGGTGACAAGCAGTCTCCAAGAACTTCTCTAGATTAGAGTAAGCCTTCTCTAGTTCTTCAGGCAAACTGTGAGCCGCCTCTATCAATGATGAGAAGCAGGTCGTGTACCTGTCCTCGCCATCACACACAATAAAGCATTCGTATGAGCCGTACCTATCCTTCTTCAGGTAGTAAGTATCTGCCTGAATAAAATTATAACCCAAGAGAGGTGAGTCATCACCTATGGTGTAGTGCTTGGTCTCCTTGTCATAACTGAAGTAATCGCCACGCTTGAACCCCTTGCGTTCCTTTCGTATGGTATCTGCTATTCGGTAAAGTTCATTGCGGAAAGCAACACGTATGTCAGCCTTGTACTTGTACTCTATTTCAAAGTTGAACTCGTGCTTTTCCTGCGAGGTGAAGTCCATCAAGAAGGGAGGGTTGTCGCTAAATAAATCATATGACGCACTGCGGGCGCGGGAGTCAACATCATTATCCGACATCACCTCGTACTGCGTATACGGAGCAGGGTAGTGGTCTTCTATGTAGTTCTTCACGTATGTCTGAAGTCCGACCAAGTTCTTGTTGGTCTTTTCACCACCTCTGAAGTGGTTTTCTATCTGTTCTTGTCTAGTCATTTGATTAGATTTTTGTGTCGAGTCCGACACTATTTATTAAATACCGAATCTATGGGGTCTACGTCGATAGCGTAGACAGAACGCCCTTTCGTAATGATTAGGTCGTGCATCGTGTTGTCCATATCACTGCCGTTCTCGTCTGTCCAATAAGGCTCTACCCTTGGGTTGTAGTGTAATCTCCTGTCCATAAAGGTGAGCTGCACTATGGCGGGGGAGAACTCCAAACGCTCGCACTCTATCCAAGCGCAGACTGATTTGTTTGCACCTCCATTTATCTTGGTGGCTGTGCCTTTCTGATTGCGTAACCGACAACCGAACATAGCGAGCGTACCTTCGTCAGGGTCTAAGTAATCGACTTTGTTTTCTACTTTGTCTCCGCCATAGGCTGGAGTGCTCATCACCTGAGTGACCTGCCACTTCATAAAGTTCTGCCCAGGAGCTAGATGGAATCGTATCTTATACATTGACTTCTTCTTTTGATTTACGAATTTCTCTCGCTTTCTTAGTTAACCTCCTAGTCATAGACTGAGGGGCGTATACACTATACATATCAGAGTTCATTACCTCAAGTGCTTTTTCGTGCGCTGACCTATGCCACAACCAAACGGCTGTATTGCTTACCAAAAGGCACACAGCACCCACGTCTTTGATGACCTCAACGTTGTTGTCCACAAAGCTGTAACCCATTTTGTGCAGAGCAAATGCCCAGTGGATATTTTGTTTTTTACATCGCTCAAGGAACTCAAGCCTATGATTCCATATCGTATCATTCCTATCAGAAGGATGCTCGTCCTTCATATGAGCGTATGTCTTTTGGTAGAAGTTCAATACGTTTTTGTACTCTTCATCGGGTATGTGTGAGGCAAGCATAAATGACTCAAGGCTATCCCTTAGTTCTTCTCTTTTCAATTCATCGAACTCTTGTTGAGATACTCCCATTGATATCATCTTACCCTCTAAGTTGGATGCAAGAATCATATCCTTGGAATCTATCAGCGTTTGGGTTGTAGGAATCCACTCCATCACTCAGGGAGGTTATCGAAGTTTTTCTCCTCTAAGTTGCGATGCTCCAAGCGGAAGTCCTTGTTCATCATACAAGCCGCCCTCTTGAGTTCGTAGTTGAGCATCCTACCCGCTGAATCCATAAGCTTGGCTTGTGCCGAAGCCTTGAATACATCAATCTCGTCTTTGTCTAGTTGCTCCATCGTCTTGGTGAGCAGAGCGAACATACTCTTCGTGTTTACTGGTTTCATTATTTTATGTTTAAGAATTTTATCATATCCTGTTCCGTCTTGATTGTAGACTTATCCCATCTAGATGTGTCTCCATCAAGCCATTCACTATACATCTCATCTACCTCGTACCCATCGCTGTCCATAAGTATGGGCGCGAACATACCGCGCGTGTACCACTCGTTCACTATCGCCCATACCTGAGTCTCGGATAGGTTCATATCCTTGATGATGCTTTCATTATCCATTTCTTCCGTCTTTAGGGGTGTCACGCTCATACTTTCGCATCACCTCATCTACCAACGCATCCGCGTCTAGGTATTGGTCGAGTTGGATGGTAATCGTACCGCTCAAGCATAGGTCACCGACTGACTCGTCTACCTCGTGCTCGATATCATCCGTGTTCAGCATCTCTGTCTTGACATACTCCAACGCGTGACAGAACCCCGCGAAGAACGCTTCGTCTATGGCTTTTGTGTCGGGCTCGACACTCTCTACGCTCAAGCCCTCGATATACGCTACGACTGCCCTATACGTACCTTCGATATTGCCATCGGTTAGGTGCATAGTTATGTCTCCAATGTGCTCACCTTCCGCGCCTGAGTCGTAGCACCTCTGCACCACAGGCATCAGCCAATCCCACGAGGTGTGGTACTTGAACTCTTCAGCGTGTATCATACCTACAGAGCCGTCCTCGTTTTCTACCCTGAAGTCGGTGTTGTACACTTGGTGTCGGGACTTGCCCATAAAGTCTGCAATCAGCCCGTTGTTGTCGAATGTGTGGTTCATAATAGTCCTGCGTTTATTGTTATCGTACAAGGTCTCGTGCGCACTATCTCAAGTGCGCTGTGTAAATTATAATACAAGGTGCGTGGGTCATTGTCGTGCTCTTCTTCGCTGACGTCATCCCATATAGACCACACCAAGTCTGCGCGTCCGTCCTTGCGCCTCTTCACAGCGTAGTACTCATCACCACGCTCAAATGGATATACTTTCTTTGGTCTCATTGCTCTACTGATTTAAATGACCCTGATTCAATCATATGGGTTATGGTGTCCTGAATCTGCTCATTAATGAGTTGCATTAAGTACTCGTTATCCTCGAACGTAGCGTTAAGAACACGCTTCATATCTTCATCCGATAATTTGTACCCCATCTCAGACGCAATCTGAGAAACGTCATCCGTAGACCAAATCAATTCAGACCCTCTATATTCCTTGCTCATTGCTCTACTGATTTTTGTGTCGGAGCCGACACGATTCTGTTCTTTGCCACTCGCTTCTTTTCTTGCTTGATGCGCGTACTGAAGTCAGTGGTCAGTAATACGTGGTCATCTGTGTTCGCCATACCTAACGACTCTATCTGTATCGGGTCAGGCAAGTTCAAGAGGTGAGCCACAGCTATCTCCCAAGGGGAGCTGTACTCGTGGTCGTAAGGGATGTACACTTTCTCTTCGAATCGTAGGTCTATGATTCGGACGCGTGAACCTTTGAAGTTCGTCGCTGGCATATACTTCACGCTGAACGCGCGGTATCGCTTGATGTTGTCGAAGTAGTTCTTCATAATCGTGGCAAAAAATGTTCGTCATCTCGTAGCATACCGAACACATCGTGTACGATATCCTGTGCATTGATAGGATTGTTTTCTCGCGACATCATTTGGACGCGCTCTGCCCAGTCCATTACGGCAGTGAAGGTTTGCTCGGTCATTTTCATTTGGTGGGCTATTGGTACGCAGGGCACGTTGGATAGGTGCGCTGTGCGTGGTGAGGGGTTGAACAAGAACAGCAGTGGATGCTGATGGCAATCAAAGCCAAGATGGCGATTGCTTCTAAGAATGATTTTTTTGTCATATCATTTGATTTTTGTGTCGGCTCCGACACGATTAAGTGCCGAAGCCACACTGATTTAATTCACAGATTGTCTTTCACTCCATTCTCAACCAACTTAGCCACGATGTAGTCAGGCAACTCAAAGCACCCATCGTACCCGTTCAGCCAAGGCTGACCCGTCTCAGCATCCCACGTTATCTCAAGCACTCCGCCCGCGTAGAAGTCACCTCCCCCCGTCTCCTCGTCATACGTCTCGTACCACCCACCATACGTATGGTCAGGGTCGATGCCTATCTGTACGCTCATCACCACGTCGGTGCTCTCTCTCAACACAGAGTCGTATGCTGTCTGCATACTGACATACGGAAGTGTCTCCTTCCAATCGATTATTAGTTTTTCTTCTTTCATCATAATAGCTGTATTTAATTCCCTTTCGATTTATATGTAAATATAGTTCAATTAATCCTTAATTCCTAATTATTTCTGTCTTTTCTTTTGTGTCGAATCCGACACTTTGCACATCTTGGGCACAATTCCGCCATTTTGGCGGATTGCCCATAATGGGCATTTTTCGCCCCAAATGGGCAGTCAGAACCACCCACCATCATCGCGCCTGTCGTAGTCATCATCACCATACTCCGACTCCGACTGCTTTCTCTCGAACCAACGCAACACCAAATCCTCCGCCACGCCCACATCCTGCGCTATCTCAAGCGCGGTATCTTCCTCCTCGTCCGCGTCCATCCACAGCACCTCGCGCTCGTCATAAGCCAAGCAAGGCACAACACCCTGACCCTTCGCCCATCGCTCTATCTCAGACACAGGCAACGGCAACTCCCTCTGCTCAGTCTGCCAACCCTCGCCCCTATATAGCTTCGCATATACTATCCACATCGTCAATTGGTTTTTTGTGTCGACCCCGACACAGGTTTAAATTAGAAGGGTGCAAGACCTCGCGACCTTGTGACGCTCACTTGAGCCACCCTTGGGGAATCAGTCTGCCAAGAACACGTCCAACAGCGCGTCCTTGTTGACCTCGTCCTGTCTGTAGCTCAGATTGCTCGCTTTGTTGTACTTATCCCAATACCACCGAGTGAATGGCTCCAACTCCTCCACGCCCCAAACCCTGATGGTGTGCCGCGACCCGTCCTCAGCAATGCCAACCAGATACAACACGCAATCGATGCGAGTGAGTGAGTGCCTCGACAACTGCAACCGATGCTCCAAGCGGAACGAGTTGCCATCACGCTCCAACAGCAAGTCCTTGTGGTCTAACCCCACCACAGCCATCTTGTCCAAACGCCCTAAGAAATCATTGATAGTCTCCATAACTCAAATAGATTTTGTGTCGACTCCGACACTGATTAAAATTAGAAGGGGAGGAGGGGGTCGAACCCTCCGAAGCACCAAGCCTCCCCTTGAAGGCTTACGCCTCGACAGCGGGTGCCAACACCGCCTCAAACTCATCGGGGGTCAGACAGATAAAGCCTAAGCCCGTCGCTACCTTCGCAAACATCGCCTTTAGCAACTGCTCATTGCCGTTGAATCTGATGGTCTTGCCGTCATCATCGCTATGGATGGAGCCGCCATCGGTGACGATGAATTGAGCAGCTACCTTGTTAAGTTCCTCATCGGTAAACTCCAAAGCCTCGTCACCCTCAGCCTCGCCCTCAGACTCAGCAACTGCCGCCTCCTTCACCGGGACAGCCGCCTCGGGCTTCTCCGCATTCATCCAAGCGTTGTACGCGTCAACGTCCAAAGCGCACTTCTCATCCAAGGCAAGCATCGCCTCACGATACACAATGAACTGCTCACCCGAGTCAGCGTCCCCAATCAGGAACTTGCCCGCCTTGGCGTGGCGGTAGAAGTAAGAGCGACCCATACCGACCGCCTCCCACAGACGTTTCTTCTCGTCCTCCATCTTGCTTCCGTTAGCCTTGATGAATGCCTTAAACTCAGGAGCACTGAACGCCTCCAAGCGAGCCGAGAGCAACGTGCCAAGCTTCAGCGACTTGGTGAACACGTCTACCGAGCCTTTGTCGATGCTCTGCTTCAACTTGACAATCGGAGCAGTTGCCCTCAACGCCTTCAACGTAGCCTTGACCTCAGCAGATTGTGTCGGAGCCGACACAGACTGAGCGTTTGACTTGACCTCCTTTGCAACCTTTGCGGTGGTTGCGACCTTGTTGTTTTGCTTTTTCACGGCAGTATTAGATTTGTGGGGTTTCCCCTTGGTTTGAATTCTTGTGCAATATACTATCAATATCCGTTTAATCCTAATTATTAGGCAGAAACTTTCAATATTTCTGCATCGACGCCAACAGCAGGACGGCAGGATTCAGGCACAGCACACAGAGCGCACAACAGCCGTTGCCCCCAATTCATTTGAGCGTGGAAGGGGAAGGGCAGGTTTTAAGGGAAGCCTCCCCCTCTCTCTCTTTCGTGGAGAGTGCAAGCTTGCGCCCTTGCATCCCTGCCATTTCGTGTCGGACTCGACACTGCACCGGGGCGTGTACCCTGCCATCAATCGGTACAGGGCAGGCGGTTCGAACCGCTGAGGTAAAACGCCAAAAAATCGGGACAACGCTCGGCAATCCCGACCCCCACCCCTCGAAAAAAAATCGGTTTCCATATCGAGGCGCGTCGCGTAATGTGTATATATAGCCCCCTTGCTTTCTGTATCTAGAAAAAGAATTACCTTTGGCTATGGGCTGGGAACTTTCTATTCATAACCGAGTTAACATTGGGTTTTGTCTTGGTTGGGCTTGGTATCCTATCGACTCTGACTTTGACCATTCGGAGTTTATTTTATTCTTGGGCTTGGTCAGCTTGAATTTAAAGATGTACTGATGGACGGATTAAATATTAAAGATGGTCGTTTGGTTAACGACCGTTTACCAGGAGAGACTGGGATTGCTCAGGCTGCTCGTTATCGTCAAATGAAGAAGCGTTCTGAAAAAATTAGTATGATTGCCGATGCTATTAATTTAGCAGATATGCGTGAGGGCGATATGTAATTTTGCGTTTGGTTTTTTGGTTAAAGGGAGGTCGGGGGCCTCCTTTTTTTGTGTAGACTTTTTTGATTTTAGGGTAATTTTTTTCCCTTGATTTTTTCAGGCAAAAATTTGGAGGGTAAAAAAAACTGTTAAAATGGGCAAATAGTGTCGACTCTCGACACAAAAATGTTGACTTTAAAAATCGGCAACACAGAAAAAAATCAGTCTTTACTGGTCTTACAGAAGGAAATGTTAAGAATGTTAACTTTACCCCCTACTATAGAGATTCAAGAAATATAAAAAGAGTAACTGTTATATATATATATATAGGGAGACATAAACTCAACACTCGTCACTTTGTCAATGTGTTGTAATTTGGCAAAAAAAACAATGCGCTTCCTTTTGGTTTTTTGCTTTCTTCCTGTTTTTTTATTTGGTCAGGATATGTGTGCTACGGAGTATGATTCTATAGTGTATGATTTCCCTTCTTTATTTACTGAGCCTGAGTGGAAAAATATACCTGTTGTGGTACACATCTGTTATTCGGACAGTTTGGGTGGATGGTTTAGTGAGGAGTATGTAGAGGAGGCAATTGCTGACTTAAACGATGATATGGCTGAGGCTATGATATCGGTCACGTTAGAGCACGTGGGCTATCAAGATTTAGAGCATTATGGTTGGTATGATTCATATGCTGCTGGCGGCAGTTGGTGTTTTCCTACGTATGGAACGCAGAACAGCATTTTAGCTATTGACCAGTATCTACCTGACTGGGACCCTGACCACTATTGCAACATCTATGTGATACCAAAGATGTGCAGCAGCACTTTGGGTTGGTCTTATGTAACCGTCTCGACTAGCAATGCTAGGGACGGCATATGGTTGCGGTCTGACATATTTGGTTTGGGGAGTACTCACCCAAGGAATAATCAGAATAAGGTGTTAACTCACGAGATGGGTCACTACTGCGGGTTGCATCACGTCTTCCAATCGGTTGGTTACTGCGGGAACGACTTTGGGATTCCTTGTGATGTTTACGGCGATTTTGTTTGCGACACACCACCGACAAAGGTTCAGTGGACGTGCGACCCACCTGTATGTCCAGAGGAGCTGTACGACTATACTGCGGACAATCATATGGACTACTATCCAGACTCGTGCCGCCATCATTTCACACCAGGTCAAGTTGAGCGTATGCATAGTATGTTGTCGTACAACAGGGGAGGTTTATTTGGGGGTCTACCAGTGTGTTTGGGTGATGTCAACGGTGACTATATCATTGGTTCAGCGGACTTAATGTTGTTACTAAGCTGCTGGGGTTTGTATGGTTGTTCGTCGGGAGACTTTAATTATAGCGGTGTAGTGAACGTGTACGACCTAAATATATTTTTAAGTCTTTACGGAACTATATGCGAGGGGCATCCGTTGTGGGATTAATTTGTAGATTTGCGTTATTAAAATCCAATTAAATGTTTACACCTAAGAATATCATCTTTGATGATGAGGGTCGTTCTAAATTACGCGATGGCATTACTAAGATGTCGAACGCTGTCAAGAGCACCCTTGGCCCTAGCGGGCAAACTGTCATTATAGAATCGGAGCAACACACCCACGGAATTACGGTTACGAAGGATGGGGTGACGGTTGCTAAGTCTATCCATCTGATGGATGCTGTTGAGAACTTAGCGGTACGTATTATGCGTGAGGCATCGGAGCGTACGAGTACGCAGGCGGGCGATGGTACGACTACGGCTATCGTCTTGACGGAGGCTTTGATAAAGGTGACGGAGAGTTTTGTGAGCGACTATAGCGACATCAATAAAACGGACTTCTTGCGGTTTTTATCTATCTTAAGTGAGGATACCATTAAACGATTGGGTGCTTCGGCGACTAAGCTGACGAGCAAGAAGATGCTGGACGTGGCGACTATCTCGGCGAATAACGACAGGGGGCTGGGTAAGATAATCTCTGACGTCTATAAAGAGGTTGGCGGCGACGGTGTGGTGACGGTTGAGAACGGTCAGCTTCCGAGCACGTATTATGAGGTAACGAAGGGTATGCGATTTGAGCGCGGGTACACCTCGTCGCTTTTTGTGAATAACCACGAGACGGACGAGTGTGTGCTGGAGGACTGCTACGTGATGGTATGCGGGAACGAGATAAACAGTCCGCTACAGATAGAGAATGTATTAAAAGAAATTATAGGTGACAGGCATAAACTGTTGTTGGTGGCTCCTTGTTCAGTAAATTTCATCAATACGATGGGTGCCAACGTAATGCAGAACGGCATTAAGTTCTGTAATGTCAACCCGCCTCAGTTTGGCTGGAAGCAGGAGGAGGTGATGAGCGACTTAGCGTTATCGTTGGGCGCTAAGTATTTCTCAGAGAAGACGGGCGACGACTTGTCCTTGATGACTATGGCGGATTTAGGGTTCGCGAAAAAGGTGGTGGTGAAGCGCGACCACACCATCGTGATGCGTGACGAAACGAAGGTGGCCCAGGTGGATATAGACCAGCGGGTATCGGAGTTACGTGCGGCATTTGAGAATACGAACAAAAAAGAGGAGAAGGATTTTTTCTTGGAGCGAATTGCCAGCTTAGCGGGCGGCGTTGGCGTCATCTATGTAGGTGGCAACACAGACTTAGAGCAGAAGGAGCGTTATGACAGGGTTGACGACGCGGTCTGCGCGGTGCGCTCAGCCTTGATGGAGGGTATCGTCCCTGGCGGCGGCATTGCTTTGCTTGAGCAGTCGGAGAGGCTCAGTGTGCTAAGCTTAAAGGATGGTGTGTCAAAGGAAGAGACCTTGGCCGCTAAGGTGCTTGCTGTTGCTCTGGAGGCTCCATTTCATCAGATAATCATCAACGCTGGCATCAAAGTCGATGACGTCCTAAACAAAATTATCGGACACAAAGAACGAGGCTACGGTTTTAACGTCAAAACACGCACGTACGGCAATATGATGCGCCAAGGGGTAGTTGACCCTGCCAAAGTCACTAAAAGTGCCTTACGTAACGCTATTAGCGTCGCTACAACAATTTTAAGTACTAATGCTATCATCACATCAGCCCGCACCTATGAGGAAGCTAGTAAGTGATTGGTTAGCGGACATTGGGGAGACATCTCTCTTTGCCGACGGCTTTGACGATGCGATTATCGGTTTATCGTATGACCCGCTTGCGGGTGCTTACCGTGTATGCTACAGTATAGAGAAGTGTCACGAGTGTTTGGTTGGCGACGGTGATATGTCTCTTGACGACGCCATCGAGTATTTTGAGTATAACGTCATTGGTTCTTATATGGGGCCTGAGACACCAATCTTTGTGATATGAAGCCAATTAATAAATACATTGTCATAGACCCTATCGATGAGCAGTTGGTCTCTTCGTCGGGTTTGATTCTATCTACGGAAGACGCCAAGGCATTCCGCTATAAGAAAGCTAAAGTGGTAGAGCCTGGCACTCAGGTAGACACGATTAATAAGGGCGATGTTATCTACTACGATAAGAACGCTGGTCACTCTATGATGATAGGCGATGCTACGTACACCATTATTCTTGAGAGGGACGTTGTTGTTGTCTTATAGACTGGTTGATTTTCTTTATGTAGTTACGGTATACTACATCGGTATATGGTGCGCTCTTTTTGAACATAGGGTTTGCTGATTGCGTTTCTGCAAATTCTTGCCCGTTAAGTTTATTGTATACGGCATTGAGCATTGCTCTTCCTTTGTATGACAGTTCGTACAGGGCTTTCTGGTTGCCTTTACGCTTTCTAAATACGTGTATCCATCCGTCACGCAAGAGGTCGGAGAACCGTTTTTTGTTCCAGCTCATCAGCTGGTTATATTCATCGAATGTGTCTTTAGTAAAGTACGATTCTGAGTATAGGAAGAGAAGCATTTCTAGCTCTACGGTTCCGAGTCCGTAGTTTGATTTCACCCACCTACGTATTACGCGCCAGTACTTTAGGTAGTCGTTGGGTGGTTCTGTGCGGCTGTAACGCTTGCGAATATTCTTGTGAATCTTCATTAAATTTAATTTGTAACTTTGGTCAAAGTTATAAGTTATGGCTGGACGCACTAAAAAAACTGGCAATAAGATTTGCCCTGCTGGAATTGCTTGGGCTAAACGCACCTTTGACCGCTACCCATCGGCTTACGCTAATATGGCTGCAAGCAAATATTGCAAAGACCCTAACTACGCAAAAAAATCAAAGAAATAATGGCATCATACGGAAAGCCCTGCACTCAGAAGGTTAAGTCTGCTTCAAAGAAAAAAACTAAGAAATCCAAGAAATAATGGCTAAGAAAGAATACACCAAGACCAAGTCAACGGGTCGCCGAACGGTCACTAAGACTAAAGCTGCTGACGGCAGCAAGAGTAAAACCGTTACAAAAAAAGAACGCAAAGGCACAACAGTCACTAAGAACAAGACTAAACAAAATTTTGGTAGCATTACCAAAAAATCCAAGTCGAAAACTAAATCGATGTTGGGCGGCAAAAAGGTAATCAGCACATCAAAGTCAGTCGAGCGAAGAAAAAACCCAGGGCAAGAGGCAAAAAAAACTGTAACTAGAACAGGAAGCCGAGACCTTAAAAAGATGGGAATGGGTTCGGAGAAAGCTTTGAAGCAAACTCAAAAGTATGCTAAAGGTCAATATCTCAAGAAAAGAGTTACTCGGTCGGGAAGCGCTGAGACTTATACAGGTAGGCCAAATGATGATATGGGGGGTGGCCTCAGATATAATCGTCAAGGAGCCGCTAAGAAAAGCATCCAAGGTAGAAGCGTTACCGAAAAAATGAGTAAGAGAAGATAATGGGAGAGCTAAAGAAATGGCGGGACCAGAAATGGGTTCGTATTGGTACTGACGGTTCTATCCTTGGTGCTTGTGGCACGAGCAAGGACACAAAGAACCCTGACCGCTGCCTGCCATTATCTAAGGCTAATTCTATGAGTAAATCTGAGCGAGCTGCTACAGCCCGTAGGAAGAAACGACGAGGAGGGAGCAAGCGTCAGTTTGTTTCTAATACGGCGGCAGGTCGTGTAACGAATAGTTGATATGGCGAATAAGAGCAAGATGAAATGTAACAGCCCTACTCGGTCGGACCGAGCGGG